AGTAACGAGAAAGGTTTCATCCAATATAAATTCCCATCGGAACTTTTTGGAGTGTTGCTTGAAGTTGTTGTGCCTCGGCTTCTCTTAGTTCCATTTGAGCTTTTCTGCCAGTGGCTTCAAGATTTTCTCTTAGCTGAGTAATCAATGCTTCTTTTTCAGACGATGCTTCTTGACGCAATTCTCCACCATCAAGTGTGACTTCTGCTCCGGGAATTGGAATGGTTTGATACTTTTGGCGAATGCTTCCAAGCACTTCTTTACAAAGCGCGAGGAAATATTTTCTTATCCATTGTTTACCTACACTGTTTATGGTGGTGTATGGAATATTGTTGTAAGGCACATTGCTATAATCTCCAATCACAGATGATGAAACAACAGTGTTGCTGCCAGAAACATAGAATGAACCAGAATTGTATATGCCCTGACTGTCGCGATCTTTCACAAGCAGATATTCAAAATACATCGTGAAATCATATGTTGGAATTGGGAATAATTTCAATTTGTTGTTTACCAATTCAAAACTCCATGCCGATTTTCTAACAAGGTCATTAAATTCAATTGCCTGCATTCTTAGCAAGTCTTCAAAGATTGGCGTCATCAAAAATTGTGTGGCAGGAGAATACCCAGCAAATCCCATTTCATTCAATACATTGCTATAGCTCATACCAGTCATGCTGAATGGATCATAAATTCTTGCAGCAGCGGGTGGCATCTGATGAAAAATTCTGCGAATTTCAATACGATCAAAACTTTCACTTACATTTCCCCACAAAGCCTGAAGATCATATGTTTGCTTTTTTGCTTCAACATGTATAAATCCTTTTTTCCAATCTACTTTTCCACCAACACCAAACTCTGTTCCATATCCTTCAGCCAATCTGATCAATTGTGGCAGTCCACTTGCTGCAACATTTGTTTGGGTCAAATTAACATTGGCTGAACTTCCTTGCAACACACCCATGTTGTTGCGAATATTAAACTGATTTACTTGTGCGCTATATTCAAAACATGCTTCTTCAAAACATGCATAAAAATTTTTGTCAATCATTTCAATGTCGGTGATTGGATAGCCCAATCTTGTTGCCGCCCATTTTGCTGCATTCGGCGCGTCCAACTGAAAAACTGCATCACCATCGTAAAATCCAAAAGGAGTTGAGCCGCTTCCGGGTGTGATTGCGGAACCAGACCCCGGCCATCTCACGCGATCCTGATCTACGGTGTAATTTATCGATGTGTCTGCCATATTATATAAATATGGTTATGGTCCGTGTTTATATCGCAATATTTATTATGCGAGACATAATACTCGGTCATCTTCATATTTATAATATATATGAGTATCATCAAACTAAAAGATTTACTAAAAGAACAAAAATTGATTGAAGCTCCTGTGGCAGATTTACCACCAGTAAAGTTTGTGATGCCTCCTGCGCAACACGCATATGCACAACCAGCGTCAAGTGCCGCTGGAAAGCCTTATACGCAGCCCGATATTGATTTTAGTGGTACGGCCAAGGTAGAAGATGTTGCATCAAAAGCGGCCAACGTAATCATGAAATTTGAAAACAGCAAAGATAATCCAAGAGGTGGATATAACAAGCAATTGAAAAAATGGTTTCCGCATAAAAGTTTAGAAGGTGGCAGTGATACTATTGCATATGGTCACAAAATACAACAAGGCGAAGATTTCAGTAAAGGACTTACTGATGATGAAGCTATTAAATTGTTGAACAAAGACATTAATAGAACAATTGATACTGCCAAAAGACTCATGAAGAAATTTGATACATTTCCTCTTACAATCAAAATCGCAATTATAAATGCGGGATTCAGAGGGTTTGGAAAAAAAGGAGATCTTGGTCCAGAAACAATGAAGCTATTGGACCAATATAAATTCCAAGACGCAGCCAAGGAATATTTAAACCATAAAGAATATAAGACAACAACCAATCAGGGTGTTAAGAAAAGAATGAATTGGAATGCTTCTGTGTTTAAATCAGGTGGCTGATATTTTTATTTCTTGATCAGCCCAGTCCAATTCTTTTGATCCGCTTTACTGGCTTCAAATTCCTTTTGCTGCTTTGATGGCATTTTTGGATTAAAATCAATTCCTGTTTTTGTTTCTATTTCTGAAATACTAACAATATACTTTGGTAAATCTTCAACAGGTAATGAAGTATTTGGAAACAAAAATGATATAGAAGTATTTGTTTTTGCGTCAATCACAATTTTCCAAAGATAATCTGGTACCCCAACTTTGTTTTCACCAATTGTTTTATGATCTGGATTATATGCTGTACCACTAATAACATATAAATCCTTACCCTCATCAACCACCCAATTTCTTACACATGTTTCCAATTGCTTCCATATTCCGCGATTATGATTTGGAACTTGTGGTACCATGTTTGAAAGAAAAAAGCTTTCACTCATTGTGTCCGCATTCTTTGTTGAATTTCCAGCAGGAACCATATGACCACGATCATATGGATTACCAGCATAGTCGCTTAATTTTGACTGATGCTTTTCTGGTATTTCTGGATCTGGTCTGAAATCATCCTGCCTTTTTGCTCCACCAAGTATATCTTCTTTTGTAGGACGCTCTACTACATACTCTGCTGTTTTCTTGTCATATCTGTAATGAATAGCATATACTTTTTTGATCAAATATTGATTATCTTTTGTAATTTTGCTAATTGGCGCACCATTTAAAACAAATTTTGATGCCTTGTCATCAATAGGATTGGCGACCAAAATGGATACCAATGTTAACAAACTTAACAATAAATATTTTAGTTTCTTCATAATATTTTGTACGAAAAATACATATGATATATACAATAAAAAAGACCCGCATTTCTGCGGGTCTTTTTGTTTAGGAGTTTAACTCTATTAAGAATTAGACTTCGTTCAATGCACCGATGACGATCTTGCCGTAGAATTCTGGGCGGATCATCTTCTTTGCATAACGTGTCATCACACCACGGCGTGGTGTGAAGTTCACTGGATCGTACACCAATGGTGTTTGGATCAGTGGGATGTATGGAGCGTATACAGCGCCGGTTTCTAGGAAGTTGCTTCCACGGAAACCAACCAACATGACGTTGTCGGTCATGTATGGGTTCTTGTATACTGTCCAACGGTTGCTTAGAGCACCGACCTTGGCAACGCCCATTGCGAACTTTGCTTGGTCACCATCTGTGTTGGTTGTGAAGCCAGGGATGGATTCGATGATGGTTGCAACGTCTGGGCTGCAAACTAGGAAGTTTGCTCCACCACGTAGTGTCAACTGGTGGATCTTGTTGGAGACCTTTTGGATCTTGTTGCCCAATGTTTGGAACCATGTGCTCTTTACGTATGCTGTACGGTTAGCAGCAGTTGCGACGAACTTGTTTTGTGTTGTGTCATATTCGTCACCGATACGTGCTGACCAGTATTCGGTTGTTGCTGTTGGAGCGGCTGTTACCAACATGTCGAGGATTTCTAGGTCGATTTCCATCGAAACGTATTCGCTCAATAGAGCAGTCAATTCTGCTTCTGCGTCGATTGAGTGATATGCGTTCAAGTCTTGAGCCAATTCTGGTGTCCAGACGGCTTTCAACTTGCGTGTCTTTGCAACGATGGCTTCGGACTTCAACTCTAGGTTGACTTCTGGAATTCCAACGTCATTGGCAACACCTGTTTGATTTGGCAATCCTGCGCCGAGATCTTCGAAGTCGCCACGGCTTGTTGGTGCTGGTTGCTTGTGATAAACGATCTTTACGGATGGGGATGCACCAATTGCGGAACCAGAAACGATGAACGAAACATTGTTTCCAGAAACGCTTGTGAATGCTGGGTAGAAATCAACGATTCCAGATCCAGAGATCGTGAATGCGCGAGCACCATTTAGATCGGTTCCATATGTGTCTGGATCCATGTCAACGGTGATCTTGATGATTTCGGTAGCAACGATTGATGATGATAGTTCTGGAACGAACTTTGCATCCAACCATGAACCAGTTGTGGCTGTTCCTGTGAAGTTTGAGCTTCCAGAAACGTCATTGATGGTGTAACCGAAGCGGCCTTGGCCATATAGACCATTGACTGCGCTGTCGGTTGAACCCAACTTTGTTCCTGTTCCACCGAACAAGCTTTGGTTTACGAATGCTGGTTTTCCAGCTTGGTTGGTACCATACTTGAAGTCTAGATAGAATACTAGACCTGATGGTAGGTTCATTGGCTGAACGCTGACGAATTCCTTAGCGGCGATTTCAGCGAAAACACGGCGAACCAATGGAAGAGCAACGCCTGCCCATTGTTCGGAGTTAGCTGAAGTACCAGTGCGGGTAGCTTCGTCGATTAGTTGCTTTGCTTGGTTTTCCAAAAGAATCGACATGTGTGATTTTTCCATGTCGGTCTTAATTCCTTCTAGAAGACCAGTCTTTTCCCATTTGGACACTAGTCCACGGGTTTCGCTCATGAGCTTAACCATTGGATTGGTTGTCTCAGTTAGTAGTGATTTGATGTCTGACATATTTTTTCCTTGTTAAGGTTGATTGTTGATTTTTACTTGCTACGAATACCGGCCAATTTCTTAAAGCGGTTTGCCATGTCGGCACCTTCTGTAAGAACAGCGGCTGTTGTTGGTTTTGTCGATGCAACTGGCTTACTGGCCAATCCCTCGGTGATGTTTTTGACGGTTGAAGACTTCTTTACAGGAGTTTCAACTTTCTTAGCACCGCTATTGATGGATTCTGCTAGTGTAGCATAAACGAGTTTGGCTTCACGAACGGACTTTGTGAGGTCAAATGATTCGATTACTTTCAGTTTCTGTTCATTGCTTAGGTTAGCTCCCTTGAACAGCTTGTTCGTGTAGAGCAACTTGGCATTGAGCAGGTTAATTTCATTGATCTGGTTCCGTAGAAATTCAATTCCGCTACGGTATTCTTCAATTTCCTTCTTCAACGAAAGATTTTCTTTGACGATGGACTCGTTGGCTTCTTCCTTTTCGTCTTCTTCTTTTTCTTCCTTTTTGCCTTCTTCCTTTTCTTCGGATAGAAGTTCATCTAGGTTGATTACTTCGTCAACTTCTTCTTTGGCTTCTGGAGCGGCTGCTTCCATAGGAGCGGCCATTTCTTCCATACCACCAACTTCATTGACTGAATTTTCAAGTTCCTTTAGGATTTCATCCAATGATTCTTCTGTAATTTCATCGGATTCTTCCAATTTGACAACTTCATTTGAAGCGCCTTGAGGATCTTCTGTTTTGTGTCCAGCGGTCACCTTTGTATAATCAGGTGATGCTTTGTGGCTGTCGGCAGCTGCCTTTGGTTCACCTGCGGTTGACAACTTTGTTGCGTCAACAACTTCTTGACCATGATCTTCGGTCTTGTGTCCCTTGGTTTTTGCCTTGTAATTTGAAGATGCTTTCTTTACTTCTTCCAATGCAGCACTCTTCTCAACTGGGTCAGGATGTCCTGAGCCTAGAGTTTGATATTCTTCAATTTCTTCTTCTTCTAGTGCAGGTGCTGGTTCTTCAACTGGAGCTTCTGCTGCTGGAGCAGGAGCAGCTTCTGGAGCAGGAGCAGCTTCTGGAGCAGGAGCAACTGCGGCATCGGCTGGTGTTGCTTCTGGAGCAGCAACAGCTTCTGGAGCAGCAGCTTCTTCTTCTGCCATCTCAGCAGCTAGTTTTTCAGATAGCATGCTTTGTAGTTTTGGTGCAAAGTGCTCTTCTAGAGCAGCTTTTGCATTTGATAGTGCAGTTGCGCGGACGGCTTTAGCGTCGGCAATTGCTTGTTTTAGTAGATCTGACATAATAGTTTTATCCTTTTGTTGATGAAACTATTAAGAGTTTCAAGAAATTGTTTTATTCCGACTAAGCATCAAATAATGATGCATTTTATAATAAATAAATATATATGTATTTACGAAAAATACAAAATATTTTATATTTTTATTATTTTGCTATTTTGCTAACTGCGGACTGACCTTCTTGAAGGTTCTTTACTTCGTAATAACGTTCGAGTAAATGACCAATATCTTCGTATGTTGCTTGCATTCTTTGTTCAAGAATGTGTGCTTCTTTTGCATACTTGTTGAATTCTTGAATAGCCTTGGTCATGTTTGCGAAATTTTTTCTTACTGTTTGCTCATCAAACCAATGTTTACCGTCGGTAGATGATTTTTCTGTTTCGTGCAATGCAAGTTCTTCGGCATTCTTTACAATTTCAGAAAGCTTATGTGATATTTCCATTAAACTTTGTTCGCGATGAAGATGTTGAGCATATTCATTGTAACAACCAATATTTTCCAATGCAGCTTTCTTTAATTCACTGGTCCATTCTTTTTTTGGAGCTTCTGAAGGAGCTTGAAAATTTTCGATAAGTGGTCTTAGTTTCAATGTATTCATAAATTGATATTTTATTCTGGAGATTTTTCTTCTGAAGATTTTGGTTCTTCCACGGCCAATTCTTTTATGGCTGCAATTAGTTCAACCATTCCGGGAATGCTTTTATACAATGCCATATCTTTTTCAAACAAATCTGCATCATTTGGAGTTGTTATTTTCAATTTTTGCGCCATTTCAGATGCCAACGCATCTATGGTATTTGTTTTGAATGATTGTCCAATAATTTTTCCAATCATATATTTGACGCCGCTGTCTGACTTCAATTTGATATATGCATTTTGTTCAAGCTCATCTTCTGCCTTTTTAAGATCAGCTTTTGCTTTTTCAACCTCTGCTTTTTTCTTAGCGGCGTCGGCTTCTAGTTCTTTTGGATCTTCTGCACCAGCTTCATCGGCAGCAGCATCCGTCGAAGGAGCAGTTGCAGCGTCTTTACTTGCCTGTGCCTTTGGTGCAGCTGATGGAGCGGCTGATGGTACCGCTTGCTTTTCGCCTTCACCGCCACCTTCTCCACCAAGTATATCACCCAATGGATCTTCTTTCTTAGCGTCTGCTTCCTTTACAAGATTGTATCCAAATCTTCCTTCATTTGCTTTACTAGCAATTTCAGAAATAAGTTGCTTAAGAAGTGGATTGGTTATCTTGTTGTTCATGTTTTATAAATATATATCAACTTGTTAGAAAATGTTACCGTGAGCCAGATCATTGACCAACCCATAATTTTCTTTTTCCAACTGCTCAATTTCCTGAGCTGTCAATGGAGTTCCATCAACATACTCGGCGTGTGAGATATACGCATCTGAAAAATCTGGAAAATCTCTTGGATCAACGTCCGCAAGTTCGATTGAGCCCATTTCAACTTGCTTTCCATTCAGCATGATTGGTGCAGGTCTGTTTGTTTCCATTACTTTCTTTGCAATTTCGCTTAGTTTGATTTTCATAATGTCAACGTGTTTCCGAAAGAATATCACGAATGATATTTTCAATGTTCAAATACTTGTTGATGTCTTTACGATCTTGTGTACCACCAATCAATTGTTTGTCACGATTGATTCCTTCGGCAAGATTCATATATGCACCGCGTGTTGAAGGCGAAGATACAAGGTCAAAGCAAAGTAGTTCAAAGTCATCTTGAACCTCAACTGTATTTTCGTTCATTTGACGAACACTGCCCAATCCACGACTGCTGATACCAATGCGGATATTGTTACGAATAAGATCGCGAGCAATGTTACCGCTTGGTGTAGTAAGAATTTCAATTGTACCAACAACAGTATCGCCTTCCCAATGGCACTCTGTTACATTGTGACATACATTCTTAAGATTGATGACTGAACTGTCTGGGTGATCAAGTTCACCAAGTGCGCGACGTTCCTTGATGATTTGCTGATACTTTTCAACTTCACGTTCCAATACTTCGCGTGGATATACACGACCGTTATGGTTCTTTTCTCCAGCCTTCTGCAATGGTCCCTTTAATACCAATGGTGCATTTGGATTTGCTTTGGCTTCACTTAACAATTGAGGAGAAATCTCAAATGGAATAAAATCGACTAGTAGTTGCTTGCTCATATGTTTGTATTATCCTTGAGGTAAGATGTTTTTCTTTCCAGCGGTGCCATCTTCTGGGACTGACATGCCACCTGTTCTTCCAACGGTTGAAATTGAAGCAGGTGAATCATCCACAGTTATGATAGAATCGTCCAAGTAATATTCACTTTCAGATGCGTTACCTTCTTTACCAGTGAACACAACATAATATTTGTCTTTCATATAACGAACATCAATGTTGTTGACAGTAACATTATATTCCTTTTCAATTTGGCCAACAGATCCCTTGGATGCTTTTACAGTTACAACTTTCTTCAAAAAGCTCTTTTTAAGATCAGCTTCAAATTTTTGAATGAGTGCATCTTCTTGCTTTTCCAACTCAAGTTTGAAATTCTTGTAAAGATTTGAAATGTCAACTCTTTTGGCGGTTGGTCCCGGAGACACTGCGGTAGGAGAACGACCGGGTGCCATGCTTCCACCAGCAGATGGAAATGTGCCCCAACTGTCTTCATTGATTATTTTCTTGGCAATGTCGGTTAGATTCATAGTCTTATTGTTTTCCCATTCTGTTGATTCGTTTGGCGATTTCCTTCAGACGATTGTGGATTTCTTTCATGTCTGGTTGAGTACGTGCCCACAAATTATTTGTGCTATATCCACATTCTGTCTTCAATCTTTCACAGATTCCAACCAGATATTCAACTTCACCAAGCATTTTCTTGGCTTGATTAATACCGTATGAAATCTTGGCATGATTTTTCATCATGTCGCTTTCTTTGAAATTGCGATAGCGACTGCGAGCTTCCATTATGTGTGCATCACGACGAAGTGTAAGTGTTTCACCTTCACCTACTGTGGTATCATCCGTATCTTCTTTACCAACAACTTTGCCTCCCGGCATTGATTTTTCAGCTGACTTCTTTTTGCTCTTGTGACCACGAAATGCCGCTGGAGTCATATAACCAGCAACAGCACCAGTTGCTGTCATTTCTTCTATGACTTCTTCAACAAGTTCACGAATGATTTGTTTGGTATCTTTCATTATTTAAGATTCACTTTTTGAGCAACATATACTTCTTCAAAGTCTGCACCAAATTCATACTTGTAACCTCCCCCAGCAGCATGTACTGCTTGATCACCATCATCACCTTCGTCCATGAAAAATCCGTCTTCATTATCAATCTGAATGAGTCCTTGATCATACGTGGACTTAATAAATACAATGATTTTGTTTGCTCTTAGCAATTTGTTAAGTTGATTGAAAGTATATGTTGTACCAGACGGTGAAACTTTGGCAGCTTCTGCCTGAACACCTTCAATTGTTTCTCTAATGATTTGTTTGAGTTCGTTGCGTGTCATATGTGTATTATTTTAGGTTTTTTAATTCTTTAATAAGTTCATAGCTGAGTAGCATTGCCATGATTTGATTTTCCTTCACAAGTGTTCCCTTGGTGATCTTGTCCAATTGATTGAGTGTTTCATCAAGCTTGATCTTGATAACATCATTATCAACCTTACTCTTCAATTCCATTATCTGCGCACGAACAAATGGAACTTCGGCATTGATATATTCACGCAATGAATTTGTGTTGCTTACATTATTGATATATTCGCGAATAAGAACTTTTTGTTTATCGTCCAATCCCTTGTACTTTTCATTGAATGAATCAACAAGAAGCTTGTATGCAAGAAGACGAACGTCTTCATTTTGCTGCTGATATACCTTGATAAGATCTTTCTTTTCATCTTCACTTACAAGACGAGTTGGTGTCTTGTTGGATATGATGCTTTCAACAATGCAGCTGCGAGCTTGGAAAATTTCGCGTGGATCACAAACAACTTCATTTACACTTTCATCAAAAACCTTGTATATGCTGGCAAGAAGCTTGTAATTGTTGATACTACCCTTCAAAAAGTCTTCAATTGGATAGTTTTCACTGATCTCTTTTACCAAATTATATTTTTGAACATTAAGTGCTTTTTCATCAAGCTTTTTTCTGGTGCGCAATATTGTTTCAAGAAGTCTGTCGGCGGCTGATGTATCCTTGGCTTTTTCTTCCAAAATGATTCTATATAATCTATTTTCTCTACCAAGTTCTGTTGACTCGCTGAAATACTTACGAAGAATTCCATTTGCTTTAGAGTCCTCTTGGCCGTTAAGAATGTCGGCAGTAACTTGACGCACCAACAATTCGAATAATATACCTGCATTCTTATACTTAGAGTGTTTCAGCTTCTTCATACAATTTTATTATTTATAAATATGAGCATGGTTGATAAAAACCCCAATTTTAGAGAGGTTTATCCTCTTCAATGATATTGGATTCATCTAATATGGATTTTCCTTCTACAATTACCTTTCTTTGTTTATTAACATGCTTGCTTTTCAAGGAGTTTTTTATATTCTTCAAATCTTCTTCTAAAGACAATCCAGAGCTTCTGTATATATGACGAGTTCTGCGTTCTGTTTTTGATTTTTCTTTGTTTTCTTTGTTACCAAGAGGATCTTCCCCAAAGTTTTTGGTGTGCGAAGATGTATATTTTTCCTTGTTTCCTGTTTGATCGCGATTTCCACGTTCACGATCTTTTCTTGTTTCTTCGTCAATAATGGCTTCGTCGGCTTTTTGTTCTTCTTCAAGCGGAGGCAATCCACCAGCTTCTCCACCAGCCTCCGCCCCACCGCCTTCACCGCCACCAAGTTCAGGTGCTGCACCACCTCCACCAGTAGCACCTTCACCTCCACCAGTTGCAAACGCAGGATCGCTGCCCTCATCAGTAATTTGTTGCAGTCTCCATTCTTCTTTTTTATCACCAACAACCTCATTCTGCAATGTTTCAATGTCAACATCTGACATATTGAATATATTGTTATACATCCATGTCTTGCTAAACATATTGCTATCTTTCATATCCGATGCAAGATTGATTTTATTTTGCCAAATTTCCAATTTTTCTTGTTCAAAGATTGTGCTTGGATTACTTAGTTCCAATTCAAAGTCAACAAGAGATGCATCTTGATATCCTTGAACATACAAATGAACAATTGCAATTTTGGTTAATTCGGAAATAAGAATGCGCTGAATGCGCCCAATAGTACGAGCAAATCTTACATCTTCCGCCGCAAGTGTCGCTTTGCCACTTAATCCTTCTTCATATCCAAGAAACGCCTTTGGAATCTTGAGTGCGGCCATCATTTTGTTTCTAATATACTCAAGATCATCAATACCAGTGAATTCCATTCCCGGCAACGTATCGATCTTTGTTCCACTGTCACTGCCACGAACAGGCAGATAAAAGTCTTCAATCATGTTGTTAAGATTGAATCTTAGATTATAATCTCCTGTTTTCTCATCAATGTATGGAACTTTCTTGACTTGGCTGATGATTTTTTGCATCGCCGTGTCAATATCAGCAGGAGGAATATTGCCAACGTCAATTGAGAATATTCTCTTTTCTGGTGCACGCATGATACGATGAATAAGCATGGCATCTTCCATTAAGCTCAATTGCTTCCATACACGGCGTGCTGGTTCAACCATCGATTTTCCATATGGAAGAAAATTGCTGTCGCTCAAAAGTCTAAAGTGTGCGATTTCAAAATTTTCATATTCCATTCCGCCGCCAACACCATCATGTTGGTATTTTACATAATTGATGTTCTTTGGATCACTACCTTCTATGCGTGTGATTTCATATGGACTGATTGGATGAACAAGATACACACCATACTCGGGAGATATTTCCATGCGCAAAAAGAAATCTCCATATTTGCACATGTTACGAGTCCAACTCCACATGTTGAACTCAACATTCATTATGTCATAAAACAAATTATGAAGAATGCGCTTGATATTTTCATTCTTGGATCGAATAGTAAGAACATTACCAAACTCACTTGGTACAAGGCATTCATCGCTATAAATATCCAATGCAGATGCAATGATAGGATCCATGTCCATTACATCATAATCTCTGAATAACTCAAGACGGCTTGACTGATATGCCATGCTCAAATCGCGATTATGAAGATTATATGTTGAACTTCTTAAGCGATTAAAACGGTCGCGCAAACTATTTCTGTCTGTTGCGTATTGTATTTCATCTGTGTCTACAACTTTGATTTTCTTTCCGCCCACATTACGAACAATAACGTCCGTAGAGAACATCTTTTTCAGTCTACTAAATAAGTCTTTTTGATCAGCCATAAGTATTGTATATATATGAGCGCCTAAAGTATAAATATATACTCGTTATATTTTTATAAGATAATCATTTTAATAACCATGTTAAGTCGATTGGTTGCTGACTTGAGCCATGACCACCAACCTTCATTTGCCACGGGTTTGGCTGCGTTCCAAATGGATTTGTATTTCTATACAAGGATTGCATGTTGCCTTTTACTTGGTCATTTGAAGTAGACCCTATTCTATCAAGTATGGTTCTTGTTATAGTTTCTGAGTCTTTTCTTAATCTTAGCGCGACATCTCTTATCCAAAGTCCAATTCCCAAAGACATAACAAGGTCATCATTATATCCATCCATTGCTTCTGCCTTTGATGACACAGCACCACTCTTCCATATAAACACTTGTAATTCTTCAACCAATCTTTTACTATGAATAATAACTTCCTTATTTCTGAAATAGCTTTCAAGCTTTGATATTAGAAGAGGCTTAGACTTGTTTGAAGTGGTGAACCCCGGAGTCATCTTCTTTTCTTGCGCATTTATCTTGTTGGTCATTTGATTTTCGACATCAACATATTGAAGATCCGATGAACTATAAAACAAATTTGGATAACTGTTGTCCAATACTTCCTGTATGACTGCCCAACCAACATTTGCGTTTTCTATCACAAGCAGTGCATTATTGTATTCTGTTGCCATTGTGATTAGCGCACGAGCATATTCTTTGGTTGGCAATTTTCCTTTATATTCTGCCACTTGCTCCATTGTTTCAATATCTAATATTTGAGCGGCGCTATAATCTGATGCATCACCACGGGCTACGTCGGCGCTCACCATATATGATTTTCCAGCTTCTGGATATTTAAATATCCAATAGCCTCTATCCATTCCCCGTTTTTCAATTGGTTCTGTTACTTGATTCTTGCTGTACCATTCAAGTATTGGAATTTCAATTACAGTGTTACCAGATGTGCTGAATTCACAATCACATTCTTGGGCGGCTCCTCTTTCTCCAGAGAGTTTGGTTTGTTCATCTCTCCATTTTTGATCTCGCTCTGGATGAAGATGCCAAGGAAGACTGATTCTATTCATACTGTTCAATCCTTCCTCGGATTCTGTCCACATCTTATGGAACCAATTACCTACGCCATTCGGAGTTGATAGGATAATTGCTTTACCACCCGTTGATAATGTGTATTGGGATGATAACCAAATTTCTTCTATGTTATCAATAAACGCAGCTTCGTCTACTACGAGCAATGACAATGCACTTGAACGACCAGATGTACCAGCACTACTTGCTGCTTTAATTTCGGATCCATTCTTTAGTTTCAGTGATAGTCTGTTATCTTCAACTGCTGGTACTTTCAACCAACTTGGTAAATTATCGTTTGCAAATCTTACTTTGGTTACAATTGCCTTGGATGTTTCTTGTGTAATACTCAAGCAAAGTATCTGTTTGTCATTATGAAACGTCATCAACCATATGCTATATCCCGCTACCAATGTTGTAATTCCCATTTGGCGGCTTTTAAGAATAATATTTTGGTTATGATGAACAAAGTTTTCCAATGCTTTATCCTGAAATGGGTATGTGATAAATGGCAAAGTGCCGCGTGTAGGATGTTGGATTTTCACATACTTCTTCATGAAGTATATTGGATCTTTGGCGCACTTGATGTATTCTTCTCTGATTACATCTTTGAGATTTTTAGTCTTACCCTCAGACATGTCCAAGTTCCTCGTAATATCTGTATAATGGATCAGAGTAACTTATATACACCACATCAGGTATGTTCACATAAACATATTTCTTGAATTGGTCCGCTGATATATCCAATATTTTTCCTTCAACATTTACCCAATCGTGATTGACTTGATATTCATCCAAATTTTCATCTTCATCCGATCTATATTTCCATGCTCCCGGTTCATCCAATGTGAATATCCCCATCACATGCTCCGCTCTTATTCCTCTGCTTCTTAGTTCCTTTACAAGTTCTTGGGCCATGTATTCACATTTCCCATCGGACGATGAAAATCTTGATTTCACCCTATGAGCCAATGCATCAATTACATCAGCTTGGGGTAAGAACTTTGCTAATTTCTCCATCTACTTTCTTCAACTCCTTTTCAGCCGCTTTTATTTTTTTCAAACAAGTCACAAAATCTTTTTTGACGTTTTCAAGTAATTCTCCTCTTGCTTCATTACTCCATTCTTCAACCATACCTGTTGAATTTGCCCATGTAAGGGTCTTTGAATCTTCACTTTCAAGATAATCCTTGCTCTCTTTTAGCTTCTGTCGAATATCATTTAAATACGATAGTTCATTCTCAAGCAGTTTCTTGGTTTCGTACAATTTGTATTTTCCTTTGATTTTTAATTGAGTTTCTTCTTCCACAACACAATCCAAACATTTCTTTGTACGATAATACATTTTACGATCTTGTCTTGTTCCCCATCTTATTTCTTTCTTACAACATACACATTTATCATTCATTTCCTCGCGGATAATATCCGAAACTCTCGTCACGGCAACGGGTCCATAATCTTTTTGTTCCCATTCTTTTCCACTGGAATCAGTCCAACGTTCTCCAACTTTTCTGATGATATATTTGTCCATATCACCACGATATCCAACCTGTATCACAGGGCGTTCACCGTTCAAATAATCTCTGACAATATCTATATTTTTCTTCATATTATAAAACCTTTAAGATATATATGCGGCAATGTTCATAATAGGTTGCCGCGTATTTTATTATATAGACAATCCAAGAATATCTTTCGTAGCCTTTTGCACAGAAGCATATTCCTTTGGATTTAAACCTTCGCCAGCCAAAACTTCCGTGAATCTATTCATAGCAATGTCGATGGTTTTCTTGTCCAAATATTTCTTCATTAGTCTTAACAGTCCCTGATAGCTGCGAAATTCAGCTCTTTCTTCAGGCGATGCTTTCTTTTTGAACAATATTTCAAATATTCTGCCAACATCCGTGATTCTGTCTTCTGGTTTTGTTTCTTTGGCTTCCACAAATCTATATGCATCAACCATCTTCCCATTATATGGCATTGTCTTTACTAATTCGTATGCCTTACGTATACCAGTACCACCACCGCCAGTATTTAATGTGTATGCAGATGGAATACTGTGCTGTGCTGCTTTAGTAACTTCCTTATCGGTAAGTTCCTTGACTGCACCAGACTGAACTTTCTTGACTGCGCCCGGCGTCAACACAACTGCATTTGGTAATACTGTTGTTGCTCTTGCTAATGAGCGAAGCATTAATGCCCCAGCCAATCCCTTGATACCTACGGTCAAATCTTCCCACGGAGAATCTTTGCTGAATTTTGTCCACTCGCTTGGCTTTTCATATCCTTGCGGATCAAGAAACATTTCATCACCTTCAAAGTCCACTTGAACAACTTGCTTCATTGGATCATAATACCAAAGTGTTACAAGTTGATCTGGAATGGATGCATAACTCTTCGTGCGTCCAACATAATAAAACTTACTAGACAATCTGTTTTGAGTTGTCGGATTCCAATCAGCTTTATTGTCATCAATGCTGTCCAAAAATGATGTCAAAGCATCCAATTTTGATTTTGGAATGATAACATCTATGTCACCAAAAGAATCTTTGTATTTGCTCAACACACCAAACTTGTTTGGATCCATTAGAAATTGTGAACTACCATTGAATATAAATCCATTTTCAATGTACGGATTATTCTTTTTCCAAAAACCGACCTTGGCATTCAATACATACACAAGTTCCTTGATGTCCTTTGACACTGCTGAATGCACATCCTTGCCCTGCGGATCAACAATTCTTAATTTGGTTGTTGCCTGTGCTGGCTGACCATTTACCATCTTTGGCGTTTTTGGGTCCACGGCGGCTATGGATTTACCAGATTCCATCAGAAGTGTATAATGTTCTTTAATAAGTTCGTTTGCCATCTGTATTCCCAGATCAGCATGATTTTTTATTTTTTCTATTGTTCTCATGGCGCTTGGTGTTTGTGCTTTTTCAAGTTTTTTGGCTGTTTTTGCTCGCTGCATCATATCGATGTATGTGGTTCTTACGCGATCAACAAATTGTTTTCTGCTTTTGATTGTTATACCATCCTTGGAGGTTATGACTCCAGCGTCAAATATTCCATTCTTTTCAAGTGTATTTGCCAAAGCAACCACGGTTTGGCATTTCTTTTTTAATGAAGGGTCGTTGGCATCAAGGCCCATATAACCAACCAATAAAGATAAGTCTGGGTTTTCAATGTCCGCCATTTCACCATAAAATCGTACAATCTCGGCAAATACTTCATTTGGCTTTAGGAATTTTTGCACAGCATCTTTCTTGATTGAGGATGATACAACCTTTCCATCAACAGTGTTGATATACGGATTGGTGCTTGACCCAAGAACAACATTCAATGTGTCACTCAATGCACTTAACATCATTCCTGTGACAAATCCCTTCAATCCTTTTTCTGGCGTTGTTCTTACACTCGTCCAATCAGCTGAAACAGTATATGATAGTACAAGATCAACTTGAACTTTTTTACCATCCACATTGAATATCAAGTATCCAATTCCAAAATCTGGATCATTTGTTGCGTCGTGAATATAGCTTGGTTTTTTGGTCTTTATGAACTCACGGATCTTGTCTCCAAAAATTTTATTGGCTTCTAATTGATTTTTTCTTTCATTGCTTTCAACGGGCAATACAAGTTGAATATCAATATCTCCATAAGTTATACTTGGATCATTCAAGTCGTTCTTGTAATATTTTCCACTTCCTGTCGGACCTTTGGTTGACAACTTGGATAATCCAGACCATGCATTGAAATCATTCAAAAATTTGTTAGTGTCTTCCACGATCTTTGCCACCATCTTTGGTGTAACTTCCCATTCTTGTGTCTCTGGATTTCTCCATCCGCCTTCATTCAATATTTCATTTGCAACTTCATTAATCAGTTTTTCAGCCAATACAGCGTATGGATTTATTTCAGCAAGATCACTTGGTCTGCGAGATGAAAGAATATTCCATATTTGTTCTTTATCCTTGGTTGATATAGGAGGTAAATATTTCATGAAGGAGTCCTTGTCATTGTTCTGCAAGAATTCTCTCATCTTTGTGCCGCTGACATTGACCGTACTTGTTCTTTCTACGCCAACTTTATTGATCTTTCCAGCTTTCAATAATTCTGGATACTTGTTCAGATCTTCTTGCTTGAAATTTGTTTCAATATCCTCTTTGTCTGAATATAGATTAATGACTGGTACATTTGCAGCGTCTTGAGTAAGTCTTTGTTCAAACCATCCAAGTTCATGCATGACAGATCTTAATGGAGAATCAACAAATTTCACTTTTACATTCTTTGGCAATGATGGAATGAGCATATCACTCCATATCTGCACAAAATCATCGCCATATATCGGAAATTCTCCTTTACGCACACGGTCGGTTGTTGATGTATAGACCACAACATTATCATTTTCATTTGCCGCCTTTTCAATCAGTTTCCAATGTCCAATGTGTAGTGGTTTGCCAGCAATAGGAAGAAGCGCGATTGATTTTGTTTTTGACCCAAGGAGTTCCTGCTTTGAAGTCATAAGACGAACAGTGTCGTGAATATCATCCTTGATCTGTACGAGGTTCTTTTTGTTTCCAGCAATCTTCTGCAATGCATCAAAAAATTTAGCCAAGCTTTTTTCATTTTTGGCAATGTAAAAGTTTGTGTCGGATATGATATCTTCTTCTGTCTTTCCATCCGTGCCAATGGTATCAAATACTTTTTGAATAAGTGCTCTGATCTGTTGGAAATATGATGTGGCCGCTTCTGGCTCAAGTTTATACAAATCTTTCTTAGCACCTCTTACATCAGAGCTATATTGGTCAGCTTGAACAATTTTGTAAAAGCTTCCATTATCAAGTTTCAGTACCACGCCCTCCGTTGTACCACCAAGAGTAGATGGTATAGACAGCATAGCATCAGAAAACTTGGTTAACACATCCAATGGATTATTCCAATCGGCGCTCATCATTTTTGGCGCAATTGATGGATATTTTGCTACATTTTCTCTTGTTATTTTGCCCTGAAAGAAAATAGGAAACGCGCTAATTTCCAAAAGATCTGCCATTCTTTTTACGTTGGTATAGTCTGTGATCTCTTGTTTCGGAACAGTATTCAACCCACCACCAACAATACGATATGACACCTCACCATAACTTCTTAAGAACATTCCACCTTTCTGAACATATGTTCTTGTGAGAGTATCCTTGTTCTGCGCAAATTCAACACTGAACTCCGTGCTTTTTGGAATACTAGCAATCTTGTTATTGATTTTTTCCAAATGATCAAAAATCAAAGCATATTGGCCTATACCAACAGATGATTGAGATATATCTTTTTTTCCCTGTGGAGTAAGGTATGCAAACTCTTTTGGATATAATACAGTTCCCTTATATGCTACAACCCAATTCTTGGTATAATCATTCGGATCAGTCTGATTAGTACGAACAAGAGTAAGTTTTGTGCCATCCACTTTTTCCGTAGCAATCATTCCCTGCCCCAATATCTCATTGGCACGCTTTAGTCGCAAAGACTCTGTCTTAGGCTCAAAAACATACTTTTTGAGATTGGTTATAGAAATGTCCATATGATATAAATATATATCAATGGGTTTTTATATCAACTTTTTAACTTCAGACAGCACTCTATCCACAGATATTTGAGTAGAACATTCAAAGTTCTTGTTATATGGACACCATAACCAATCAGAGCGGTCAAACTTCACATTAACGTCGTTCCAACAGCCATTGCATACATTTTCATTTATGATACGATGCGGCGTATAGAACTCATTATATGCCTTTGTAAATCCACTAATCATTACAACTGGCACACCTACCGCCCACGCCACCCACGAAAGACCAGAACTTAGTCCAATGAAAAATTTTGCACCAGCCAACTGAGCCATGCGTTCTTCCAACGGAAAGTCTCCGGTCTTATCAATGCAACCGTCTGGTATATAATTCATATTATCTTTGGTGCCAAAGCTGTTGAATCTGTCTATACACCATACTTCATATCCTTGAGATTTAAGATATTTGACCACATTGTTCCAACCATTCTTATTGTTCCAGTATTTTGCCTGACATGTACTTTGCACAGCAATACATACATATTTCTTATTTTTACTGTATTTCTTTCTGTCAATATTCAGCTTTGGTTTATGTTCAACATCTGTTAAACCTAAAATACAATTTGCAATTGAACACAAATTCAATGTGCGCGGATCCTTTGGAATATATGGATGATATCCATTTGAATCAAAACATCCTATCTTATACTTTGCATAATATTCTTCGGCGTAAACATCAACAGCCAAAAATTTTATGTTTGAATAATTTTTTTCAAGTAAAGCACGCAAGTACTTGTTGAATATCACACAATACATCTTGCATTGATGTTTATTTTGAAATTCATCGACGGCGCCGATCCACGCAAGAATATCTCCCAAACTTTCACTGTCGAATACAACTTTTACTGTGCGATTCTTTAGATCCATTGCCTCGGAATATTCCAACACTTCAATGCCGTCGGTGATATCAAACACTTCTACCAACCACTTGTTGTAGTACTTGGTATTTGTAGTGGCCCACATGTTGTTGTATATATCAGTTTGATATACAACCATGTTGGTAAGACCATCTATGAATTTTACTCTGTATTTTTTCTGAACTGCACCAGATATATCAACTTTTGCACCGTCATCAAATGTTACTTTGATTCTATTTTTCGCTTCAGTATATGTTATCTTGGTGTTACTGTATGCAACTTCAAGTTGCTTGCTGAAAATACGCTCTCTATATTCACTGTATAGTTTGACCAAACCATGTACTCTGTTAGCGTATGAATTTTTATTTGCATTGCTTAATGCATGATTTCTCAATAAATCATAATTTTGATCAGCATATTTAATTGATTCTATGGCATTTTCAAATTTTCTTTCGGAAACTACCATGCCATCATACTCTTTTTCCTCAAAAGTTCCAACAACCGGAAGACCACACGCCATTGCTTCCAATAATGTTAGATTCGGATGTCCAGCTTCCAATTCAGAGAAATGAAGGAACAGATCGTTTTCGTTGTACAAATTTACCAACCATTTTTCATCCAAATCATACAGTTTTGTTAGCTTGGAATAGTTGTTTAGTTCTGGGTCAAGGGTCTTGAAAAAGTTGTCATTATTTTTTGGCCCAGCAATTGTGATTGGAAGACCTAATTCTTTTGCTGCTTGTATTGCAATTCCAAATCCCTTTCTATCCACACTTTGGTTATATGCATATCCATTATTAGCTACACAAAGCAATTTCAGTGGATTGTGTCTATGACGATTATTGAATGTAAAAACATCGGTATTTACAGCATGACTAAAATATCTTAGTTTTTTGCTACCAAAATATGGAAGCAAATATTTGCATGGTGATAATGAAAATACACTGTTTTCTATGGCTTTTAAGTTTTCTTTGAATACTGGAGAATCTTTTCCATAAACATATGCATGATGGTCATGGATAGTAAAAATATAAGGTACACCTTTCTCGTGAAACATGTTAGCCAAATTTGCCACATGTACGTGTACAATTGTGCTATCGTCATATTCGATTTCGTTAAGGTATTTTATCTCACTGTGTACTCCAATTTTTTGCAGTTGGAGATGATAATCCCATATGATTTTTTCGATTGCGCCCCATCCATTTGGTGGAATGGGAAGTATGCCCGGATTTACATTAATTACTTTCATATTGTTAGCTTCTGAATCCAGCCCAAGATTCAAGATTTTTTATTTGTTGATTGTATAATAGATTACCGTCTTGATAAACTGAAACTGCTTTTGAATTTGGCGACAGAACATGCCATACCCAACTACCAGCTGCATGTACAGACTGCTCGATTGTTTCTCTGGTACCATCATGTTTTTCAACATCAATTATGCGTTTTATAGGTGTATCATTGTATGAATATGTTACCAACACATAATCGTCCCTCTTATTGAACTCTCTGGCCACAGAATTCCAATTTCTAGCTTCATACACCTTGGTGGTGCAGCCAAAGAATGTTGTTTCAAAATTACTTACGGAAGTTTCTGTGTTCCATTTCGTGTCGAAAAAATCAATCTTCATTTCTCTTCCAGTCTTCTGTAATATTTCCTTGTCGCCATTCTTCTTTAATTGATCATACATGAATACTTCTACAATCTTGAATTCCTTGTTACCATAATAGTCATGCAGATACTTCACATAATCTTCCTCACAAGTTATGCGGCTTATCTTCTTTAGAAAATAATCTATCTCACAGAAGAAATAGTGAAACGAAATATCAGAAGGAGAATTCTCATAATTGTAATATATCAATCCTCGTTTATCTTCTTCAAGTACATATGTTGGAACTCGCTTGATCCAAGATCTTGATTTTTCACCAAACAAATCATCGACTTCAAATCTTTGAAAATGTGTATATCCCTGTTGTTTTGCATAATGTAGTGCATTGAATAGATTGATAAGAACACTGAGACCGTGCTTTTGCACTGCGGTAACAATATCATGTACTTCCAAATTACCATTCAATGCACGCCAAAAATCAACTGTGTTTTTTGTCTCATATTCCTGCTTGAATAGTTGATTTCTGCTATCATACATGAAAAATTTTACATCTTGTATAATATGCTTATCCACAGGAGTATTGGACACCAGCAAAATTTCATGCCCATCCTCTTTCAAAAATTTAATGCATCTCTCAAGCTTAACTTTAACATTTTCATTGTGTACAAATGAATCAACAATTGATATTGTTTTCAGTGTAAGATTGCTCTTTATGGCGGCAATAGTTTTTCTGTTCTTCTCGTGTACCTGTCCTTCGCTCATGGAAGTTATGCGACCAGCTTTTGTTATTCTGTAAATTCCTGTATAATTCTTGTCACATCTGGCTGGGCCGTTCTTCAATATTTCCGCATTGATAGTCCAATCTTCATGCAGTTCATCGTGCATCCAAGGCTTTATGATATTCTTGTAATTACGAAATACTCTGCCAAATGAAATATAATTCACCGAGAGCAAATCATTGAGATATATGTCTTCACGTGGAGCAGACCATACGGCAGGATCGTCCTCTGTGGGATACATCGTTCCATCGTTATATAAAAGTTTGTAGCCAGAACATACCAATGAATATTTTGGATTATTATCCAAAAAATCAACCGCACGTTGAAGATAATTCATATCAATGATGAAATCATCGCCGTCCATTGTATACAGATACTGGCCCAGCGCCTTATCCATCATGTCCTTGAGATTCTTTGTTATTCCTTGATTTTTTGGAGACTGATGTATCTTCACCAAATTGTTTGATCCATATTTTTGATTTATGATGTTGAAAGTATTATCAGTAGAATTATCATCCACAATCAATACTTCAATACCAAAGTTCACATTCTGATTCAACACAGAATCGATAGCTTGTGTTACATACTTTTCAAAGTTGTAACAAGGAATTATAACAGTTAGTCTGATTGGTTTGCTCATGTTTATCTGGCAGATGCGTTCAACTTATATGCACTAAGTTCGGGACTTTGTCCAGTATGAAGTGAAGTAAAATTCTTGCTCATCATGCTTTTATAACCCATATCTTTCCAACGGATGGCGAATTCAAGTTCTACACTCATTTTTTCGCGGTCATATGTCGTTGAAAATTCTCCCACCGATAAAAGTTTTTTTGCATCATGCACGCCCGGCCTCAATGAAAAATATGGCCAATTTATATAATACATCCACCATTCTGGACCAGTCTGCATAGCCATAGCGTCATCCATAAACAAGTGATCATTTATTGGACGATCATCAAAATATACAGTTTCCCAAAAATCCCCAATTACTCTTTTTGGCTCCATGCCTTTTGGAAAATGTTTCCAACTGTGACAATATCCGATGTATGCATATTCTGGATATTTTTGCATGATATCAATAGGCTGGCCTATAGTAAGCATGTTATACATGCGATGATCATCTTCAAGATGAAACACATAATCGGCTTTCGATTCAATAACACATTCTCTCCAGATATTGAGCATTCTGGCATGTCTATAATTGTCTGGAAATGTTTCGCGCTCAACAAATCTGAATATAACAGGTTTGCCAATAAACTTTGTATATGTTTCTATGGCAAAATTACGATCTTCTTGAGATGATGAATCGTCCAAGTAATAAATTTCATCTATAACATCTTTGTCTGTACAAAATACTCCAAAACTCTTGATTGCCATATACAGCAATTGTGGGCGTCTGCACGCTGTGGTTGTGAGTATAACCTTTTTACCTTTGTACATAACTTATTTTACCTGTCTATAAATATTGGGATCGAAATAATGTTCATACCAAGATGACACATTTTCGTTATAATAGTTTGCCCATCTATGTGCTCCATACCCAATCCATCTTTCTGGCACATCTCTATCCATTTTTGATTCAATCATTTTGGCGGACAAGTTTGGCAATGTGTTTATATATTTTGCACTAGACCACCAAAAATTACCAGAATAATAGTTTGTAAACACTTTGTCCAAGAAAGCAAACCAAGTAACATATAATGCTCCACATACATCATGGTTGCCAATATTAAGATCATTCACAGCCTTTCTCCATAGTTCTATGTTGAAATATTCAAGACATTCGCGCCAAGATTCTATGTTGGTATCATACTTGCGTGAAGTACCTTTGGCATGATAATACAAAACATGCGCGTTTGGATTATTGGCACAATAATTCTGAAGATGTATGAGCGTAGGATATTCATACATGTTTTTGCTGTAACGATATATTTCAATTTTCTTGTCAACATCCCTAAGTCTTATCATAGCCAAGAATGCAGAATAAGACATTTCATCTGTTGGCAATACTCCATATACAATTTTGTCCGCTCTCTTATACAATCCAGAATTGATCAATTTGCTCAATTGACTTTGCACAATATCAATCCATCCATTTGCCAAATAATTGTGACAGAACACAGCTACAGGAGTGTTCTTTAATACACCAATTCCTCCCCATGATGAATATGGTCGATTGTTGACAAATGTGTAGAATAGTTGGTCTGTACGATAAGAATGAGTTTTTGCCGACGAAATAAACATATACTTTTCCAAACCATACGAATCAAATTCATTCCATAGCTTATCTACTCTGCAATTATTTGCTTCGTTTTCTTGGCTATACACAATGTCATGAAATGCCATATAACCATCATGAGCAAGAAACTGCTTGTATTTTTCATAATCGTTTTTCACGCCTTCATATGAATGATCGCCATCTATGAAGATAAAATCAAACTTGATGCCAAGACTCTTGATATACTCCAACATGTCATTACTCTTGGAGTCTCCCAACACATACTGATATCCAGAATACTTGGATTTTAACTTGTCAAAGTTTGGATCGTGTTTTATGTCAATGGTTATAACTTTGTTGAACATTCTGCAAAATCCAACCGTAGTTCCGCCATAGTTGGAACCTATTTCCAACACTGCTCCTTTTTTACATTTTAATTCCAACAGTTCAAGTAACTGCCTATATTCCTCTGGCTTCTGTTCAATATTGAACTCACAGCACTCATTCCATATGTCTATGAATGTATTTTCGTCCATAATTAATTTCTGAACCAATAACGTTCGCCCCAACCACCATTTGCATTGAACCAAAATCTAAGCTCAAAACCAAACTGAGATAAGTGATTTCCAATTTCTTTTTCCGTTGATCCACCACGATACATTTCTTTCACATCAACTTCACTTTTGATTATTTTCAAATTTGGAGAAGCAAGCAAATTTCCACATCCTTTCAACACCTTCAAATCACATCCTTGGCAATCTGTTACCAAATAATTGATGCTGTTCCAATCAAAATCTTTTTGTTCTTTGACTAATGTGTCAATTCGCTTGGTAAGCATATATTGTTTGCTAACATATACGATATGAGACATAAGCTCTTTATGATCTTTTCCAAAATCAAGCATGGAAGAACTTTCATCGTTGTTGGATATGTTGAACACATTGATCTGATCATCAACATCGGATAGGCAATGTGAATACCAAAATTGGTTTCTTCCATACTTTGATGTGGTGTTTATCAGCTTATTGAGTGTTCTGTAATTGGCTTCGACCCAAACAATGTTATTTATGCCGCATTTGACATACTCGGTTATTTCTTCACCATCATGAGCACCCGCGTGAAATACACCATCTATTCCACCTACAAGCCCAGAAAGGTATGTTGTTGTAATTTCAGACCATTCCATACATCATTTGGTTGCAAAGATAAATCCACCCAAGTCATGTTCCTTTGAAATAAAGCTCTTGAACCCAGCACCTCTGAAAAGTGCTTCAAGAATCGCGACATCTTTTTCCATCGTTCTTCCGTTTCCAAGATGAAATTCAATCATAAGGTTGGAAATCTTGTTCAAATCTTCGCTCTGCATGCTTTCAAAGAATGAATATTCACCACCTTCAATATCCATTTTGAACAAGTCAATATGTTTGATGTCATTCTCTTTTAGGAATGTCTTGAACGACACCGCTTTTACTTTGTATGAGTTTTGAAGACTTCCCTGTTTTGTTGTTGCGCCAATTGTGGAATTGTTGTTGTCTACGAAGAATTCCAACTCGCCATCTTTATCTGTAAGAGCTTTGTCCACAATAATAAATTCATTGTTTGTAAAAGAGTTGGTCAATATCTCCAATGCTTGGATATTAGGCTCGACCGCGTATATCTTTTGGCAAGTTGACGAGCGTCTGATATATTCGGACCATAATCCGATATTGGCACCAACATCAACCACGGTGTCAAATTTCTTGTTGGCAAGATAACGATCATATATCTTGTGTACAAAAAATTCCATATAATTGCTGTATGAAGGCGATGTGTTGTTCTTTAACACCACAGAAGGTTTTAGTACATCTGGATACTTGATTCTGAATTCCTTGGTGTATATGAGCTTATCATTGCTGTACAATTCAACCAATATACCACCAAAGTATTTATCTGTTTCAAAATCCATGAACCCCTTGGGCACAGGAATAATCCAATACTTGATATCTTTGTGTAATGGGTTGTATGGCGCTGCATATAATACTTGCTTGCTATCCAACTCTTTAATTGATAGTAGGGCATTTTCAATTTGGATACGACTGGAGACATTTATCTTATTGTCTGCGCGATCATAATCAATCTTGATATCTTCGTCCTTTTCTGCTTCAATCGGAACAATATCATTCAAATCAATACTGAGCATTTCCAATATTTTCTTCGCGTTGTTATCTTTGCTATTTTGATCCAAATATTCCACAGCATCAAACTTATCATACATTCCCATATAAACAGGAGAATTGTATATAAGTGTGGGAATGTTATATGATATTGCTTCTCGTATCACCAATGGACTTGTCTCTTTGTCTCCAATACCATCCTTTGATGGAAATAGAAATAGATCTGCCATTTGGTAAAAATTGCCAACATCTTTTCTTTCATTCCACCAAGTGCAATTCTTTGGAAAATTTTTCATCAACGGTTCCCAATAGAATCTGAAATTTTCAGCTTGATTTCCTACAAAGTGAAATTGTATTGGATAATTGATCAGAGACTTGGCATAATCAATGATCTCGGCCTGATTTTTTCTTGGAGTAAATAACCCAACGTGAACTACATGTTTTTTCTTTGGATCTTGCCCCAATACTTTCAGTGCTTCTTCACGCGGCTTTCTTGGAATAATAACAATAGGATATTCACAAACTTCACTTGGAATACCCAAAACTTTCATGGTTTCTTCCTGAAACTTACTGACGAATATAAATCTATCTGGAAAAAATCCTTTGTTTTTTGGATCAAAGCTGCTGTCATGGGATGTTTCAATGAGTTTATATTTTCGATCCTTGCTATACAATTTCATCGCAATACTCTTGTCCATGAAATATTCTGGCATTTCTTCCAAATGAACCACATCTGGCTGAACTCTATCAATAATTTCCAGCAATTCCTCCTTGCGATCATTTACTCTGTAAAGTCTATCACCAAGAATTTCTTTGATCTGATTCTTTTGAACAGTAAAACACCCATGATCATTATATTCGATACAATGCACCTCGTGGTCCATATGTAACATTTGAATTTTCTTCAATAGAAACTGTGGACATCCGCCCGTTGAAAGGTGTGGAGAAATATAAACTATTTTCATATCGGATTATGTTATAACATTTTGTGTATCTGTCAAATAAATAATATCTTCTTCAATTTATAGTTATGCCGCTTGGATCTACAAATATTTGTTTTTTTAGTGGAAGAAACTTTTTATTATATGTGAATGTATATGAATTTCTACCATAAGCCAATCTTGATGATTCATCATACAACTCAACTTCCACTTCATACAATTCATTTTCAACCGAAACAGCCAAAGGAACTTTGACATTAAAACTATCTGGACTGTAATCTAAATTTTGATATGGATATATACCCAAATCAGAAACAGTCCAATTTCCAGAAACGGGAACTAATATGATCGTTCCATACCTTTCAATTTCGCTGAAAAATGTATATCTGTATTTTTCATTACCACCAAAATTAAAAGTACTATCTATTTCTGCAATTTTAATTTTGTCGGTTCCACTCATGAAATACACATACAAAATTGAATTTTCAGTATTTGATGCCGCCGATTTTACATATGTGGAAAATTCATACAATGTGTTGGCTTGAAGTTTTATTGGATTGCTGTCGTGTATCGAGCCGGATATTAAATTTTCTTGAGAGGTTTCGTATGCAGATAGTGTTGATATATTTGTTATTCCCAAGTATGAGGCGGTTGGATAAACAGAAAAATTAACAAACGCTGGAGATTTTGCATACCAATATGAATTAGATCCAAGTGAATAACTTATATAAGCAGAAGTTCTCCCAGATGTGGTATTATCTTTGAAGATAACATAGTCTGTTTGTGATAGATTATCGCTGTGGCTGATGGTTGCTCCATCTATCAAAGTAGTATGAGATTGTTCAAACGTGATATTAAGACTGGACGATATCCAATATTTTGACAGATGGATTGCGTTGTAAAATTTGTTCGGGTTGCCATACAACCCATTGTCGAAATTGGTTGAATATATCAAATTACTAGGCTCTATTTTACCATCACAAAGTAGTGTTTTACTTTGCGGAGAATTTAAACTTTTTCCATATATCTTGTATGATGACAAATTTCCACACAACAATCTTAGATTACTACAATCTATGCTAAGTAATGATTTTTTATTAGTTGTAGATCCGACAATTACGGCGCGAGGCAATTCTGTGGGAACATTTTTATGAAAAATTTCAAACTCACCGCTATCCATGCTTAAAATGTAGAAATTTTTCTTATGATAAACAGTTTGTCTATTTGCATCATCTGATGCATTATATCCTTTTATGTTTACCAAATTGTTCTTGTTGTAAACAGAATCGGTGTTTGATTTTTCAATAATATCCGAAACTGTAGAGAATGGTATATCCAATAATAGAGTGGTGTCATTTATTACTTTTCGTATTGTTGCCGTGAAATCTGTATTTAATTGACCTTCAAATGTAACTTGGTTATTTGTTTGGTTGGTATAAATGAAATTCTTAACACTTGGACTCTTTATTCTTATTTCTTCATGTTCCATCGAAGAACTGAACTTGGTGCCTGTATTCAAATATAGTTGGTAAATTGGAGTATCAAATTGGTAATCATAATCACCATTTGCATTGTGTTTTGGAACAATTGCAATGGACGAAAATGAACCTGATGCAAGTCTGTATGAATCCGTTGGAAACAATGGAGCAGAATATATCTGTGGAGTTATTTCCACATAAGGTGAATCAAAAAACCTAACTTCACAATCAGCGGCTTTTGTTGTATCTATCAACAAGTTTCTAGTCCAATTTACTGTCACTTTTTTGAATGGAGAAGAATTGGGCGCTTGAGTCAACGGCAATCTTTGAGTGTTTGATACTGCATATGCCTGATTGTTGAAATATGCAATTTTACCAACATAATCTATGGCATCGATTCCTGTTCCAACTATTTCTATTCTACCAACACCAGATGGTATTGTTGATGAAACGAGTACATAATAAAGATCGCCGGTGTTGGTTTGTTCGGCAAATCTCGCGTCTGTCGGTTTTACTTTACCACAAGGTAGTGGATTGTTGTTACTATCATACGCAAACACTTTTATCTCGGTGTTTGGTACAATAAACTGCGTAGGATTTACTACAAACGCATTCTTTCCCGCTTTTAGTATATCATTGAAATTTGATAAAAGAAAGTAGGAATTTGAGTTGGTGTCTGTGCTTGTGATCTGTTCCATAGGTTTATATATACGCCTATGGTTATAAATATCTCTTAAACCGTGTTATCTATCTTACTGAACCCGTTTTCCTTCCTGATCTCAAGCTGTTTATTGACCATATCTCTCATGGCATCAAGATGACTTATTACAACAATGAAGTCAAAATTGGTCTTCAAATAATCAAACAATGCATGAACCATTGGCATATTTGATGCATCCAATGCACTAAATCCTTCATCTACCACAAGGAAATTTGGTCTTGGAAGATTACTGATGTTGATTAGTGCAACACGAAGTGCTAAACCAGCCACAAACTTTTCCATACCAGAACAAAGTTCAAGCGGCCATTTACGATCATCATATTTGATATACACATTCACATTCTTACCATCTGTTTCCATTTCCATAGTGAATTCAACAATGTGTGACAATATATTGTTTACTTCTTGTTCAATTTTTGGAATTGCGTCTGATATGATGCGATATGGTACACCGTCCTTTCCAATCGCAGCAATGTAATATTGATATGAGGCCACTTCATTCTCATAATCTTCTATTTTCTTTATCTGCTCTTCGATGTTTTTGATTTGATCAGACACTGATACTTTTCGACTGTATGCATCAACATGAGACTTTTCAATGCTCTTGAGCTTGGACGATAGATCGCTACTAGTTGACTTTAATTCTGTTATTACAGAAAGAATAACTTTATTGTTTTCTATGATCTCTTTTGAGCGTTCATAAATTTCAATTTGGTTTTCAATTTCAGTTGATCTGTTTTTACTCTTGTCCAATAAATTGCTTAGTGTTGCTTTTTCGAGTTCCTTTTTGGAAATAAATGACGACAGAATATTTGAACGATCTTTCAGAGATGAACTATTTTGATATTGTGATACAAACTGTTCAAGTTCTTCTATCTGCGATTTTATTTCAGCCAATGAAACTGACAGTTTTCTTGCTTCCTCTTTGTCATCATTGAGACTGTTTTTTGCAGCCATAGCATCCTTGACAAATGCATTATTACAGCAGTATTTGCAATTTGGATCATACTCATGCTTTGATAGATGATCAAGTTTATTGAGCTTCTCCTTGACAACCAGTTTCAGTTTTTCCATCTCTTGCTCAATCCGCTGCTTGTTTCTATTCAAACTGGCATGTTTATCTGCTTTTTCTTTCAAGTCCGATGGAAATTCGTTTAGTTTACTGATAATTTCATCATATTCTTTTTTCTTTGTCTGAATTTCTTTGTCTATGTTTGAAACACTTTCAACTGCTTGTTTGATTTTTATTTCCAACGTCTCCTTTTCTTTTTTCAAGGTGGCAACATTGGTTGGAACATTATCTAACTTAACAAGTTTGGATTGCTCGGTATTTATCTTCTCGTTTATTTTCACATATTCATCACTGTGCTTTTCCTTTTGCTCGTTCAAATCAATTAGTTTAGATTCCAATAATCCAACCTCAGTTTTCATTCCTTCAATTTTTGACTGATTGTTTTCCTTGTTGAAAGTTTTGATGGCACCAGTAAGTTCCTTGATCTTGTCATTGGCACTGGCAGCAAGCTTATCAAACACATTCAATCCAATGAACTGTGATAGAAGTTCTTTGCGCTCTGTTTGACCCATATCAATGAAAGATCCTTGATTTCCCTGTAGAGCAAGTGTGGTAAGAACAAAATCATCATAATCTCCCAAATAATCTCTGATGATTTCATTGGTACTGCGGCGAGCTTCGCTGTTCAAGCTTATCTTTTCATTCTTTTCAATCTTATAAAAGTTTACATCAACTTTCACATTATTTTTCTTGTCACGTGAACCTTTTCGTTCAATGACATACTGCATATCATTGATTTCAAAAGTGAATTTTCCGCTAAAACTCATTTTTTGCGAATTAAGAACATGTACTGCCTTGAATGCTCTGGCACTCTTGTCAAATACTGTAAAGCATAATGCATCCATCAAGGAAGATTTACCACTGGCATTCGACGCGAACAATCCGTATACATCATCAAGCTTGGTGAAATCAACTACATTGTCCTCGCCATAACTGAACATATTACTGAATTCAAACTTAACTGGCTTCCATCTGATATTCTTTGAAACATCGTCATCGTCCAATGATGAATTAAGATCCTTGTTAATTTTGTATACAGTCTCAAGAGTTTCATCGTCCATGATTTCAGGATATTTGACCTTAAGACATTCCGACATCAGTTTGTTCTGATAATCAAGATTTGTAATCTGTGTGAGATTGGCAGATGCTTGCTTTTTTGCAACCTTGGTGGCGTCATCACTTTCCACTCGCATATAAATGATATCAGTGATTTCGTGGTTCTTTTTGATCTCATTTATCACCTTTTTCACTTCCGATGCAATCGTTTCTTTGCATCTTACACGCATCTTTGGCTTACTTGGCAAACCGCTTATGTCTGTGATCAACTTACCATCGTCAATATCAATGGTAAAATATCCATAATCATTTGGTATTTCAATATGCTTATATGCTCTGTTTTTAATATCCCATAATGAAAATCCGTGGCCACTTAATGCTTCACCGTGATTTTGTTGAATGAAAGATCCCGCATATCGTATGATAGGTTTTTCATTAGAGGCATCATATTGCTGTAAATTTTGCGCCATATGAATATCACCAAGCATCGCTATGTCATGACCATCAAACAACTCGTTTGATACGGTTTTGTCAGTAACCTCATATCCAACATCAGTCATCGCGCTAAACACAGATCCATGATATAGCGCAACCTTGGTATCGAATGCTGTCTTGATCTTCTTCACCACATTCTTCATTCGAATGTACTTGGTAGGATCATCAAACACACTCATGTTGTTGATGAGAAGATTTCCCGCGCCAAACAATTTTGTACCTTTGATATAAAACAGATTTTTATGTTTTAGATTATCAATGATAGGAGAAATGCTGTCCAAACGTGTAACATTGGTAAGAAGACAGTCATGATTTCCCGCAATAACAATGGTAGGACGAAGATTTGCCAAATTATGAAACAATTCACTGGTAAGTTGAACAGCTTCAGGTGACAAATCAACCTTGCTGTGCAATGTATCACCCGTGTTTATGATAACCGTGTTCTTTGGTGTATTTTCAATTTCCTTATATAGTTTGGCAAATGCCTCACGATATTCCTCATGGCGTTTGGTCAAGCGAATGTGAATGTCTGAGACATGAACAACATAATCAACTTTGTCCAAGCCTATATCAAGTGTTTCGTATGTATCTACCATAAATTATTATTCCAACTTTAATCTGATCATTGACGAAAAGTCAAGCAGATCTGTTTTTTTGATTTGTTCCATCGTCTTGGCAAATCCAAGAACATTGGGATCTTTACCTTCCAATTTTACAATCTTAGCCTCTTTTCCTATGCTGCGGACATATTCTGCAATTTTAATTGAATCTTCCAAAGCGTCATCGTCCAATACAATGTTCACTTCTGGACAATTGCTTTGTATGATTGCCTGTTTTAGCTTCTTACTCATTGACTTGCCAAAGAGTGGAATGGCATTACGCTTCAATGATATGGCATCCAATGCACCTTCACAGAGATAAATTGGAAAATCAAAGTCTACAAGGTTTTCAAACCCAACAATATCTTTGCTGAATTCGCTGTTCTTGTATTTGTAGCCATCATCATAATAGCTGCGACAAGAGTAAAAATTTAAATTGTTATGCTTGTCATATGAAGGAAACACAAGCCTGTTTGAGAATGGTCCCTTGGCGCAATATCCAATATTGTATTTGATAATATCACACATCGTAATCTTGCGCTTTTTAGCATAGTTCAAAGCAATGGCGTGTTCTCTACTACCATCATTTTCAGCAAGACTTTTGAACTCTGGCATAAGACTCAACATTTCCGAGCTTTCGGCGCTTTCCTGTTTTTTGGTCAATGAAAGAATCTTTGCGTCAAAAACAGAAAGACTGTGTTTTGGTTCTGATGAACCAAAGATGTTTTCAACTTTGGTCAGAACATCTTGTCCAACATTCATCTTTTTCAACAGCCAATATATTCCTCTGCCCTTGGCATTACATACCCAACAGTGCCATTGATTTGGTTCATCCAAACATACCTCCATCTTCATTTTGTGATGATGGCAAAATGGACAATGATATTGTAAGTTGTTGCCCTTACGCAGTCTACCCGTTTCCTTGAACGATTTGTTCAATAGACTTGTAAGTTCTGATACTTTTAGTGATGACATTTACCGCATCACTATACAGAAAATAGCAAATCAGTCAAACAAAAAACCCGCCGTATTTGGCGGGTTTTGCAATAATTTTATCAGATAAAAATCAATCGATTATGTTTATTTTATTGGGATTAATATCAACGCCCATAGATTTGAATGCTTTTATCAACTTCATTCTATCTTGGCGACCAACTTTCACTTTAGTTTTATCCTCGGTGGTTATATGTGGATCGTTGTCTACCAGATTATATATTTTGTAGGTGAAGGGGGCGCTTTCTTTATAATAGTGTGCTACTGGGTTGGGTTCTTTTACTCGGATAGAAATACCGGGTTTACCATCTTTAGTTTTACCCAATTTTAGCATTTCTGCACTGGAAAGTATACCGGTTTCTCCGATTTTAATCTTTTCTATTTTTACATCTCCACCAAACGCCGCCACATCCTTTTTTTGAGCAGTTAGTTGTAATCTGCCCGCTTGTTGATATCTTCCCAACTCCTTTGCCTTATCAGCCGCTCGTCTGGCTGTATCTGCTGAAATTTCTTCAATCGTTTCTCTAATCAATTGTTTTAGTTCACTTCTTTTCATAATAGTATTTTTTGTTAAAAGTTATAATAATAAATATCAACCAGCCAGAGAAAGCACGATAGCATCATACATATCTTCCATTCGCTTGTCTGGATTTCCTTTGGTATTTTTTATAATCCAAGGAGTCATATCATACATTCGCTCAATAGATTCTTTTACAAATACCTTGGGCTTTACGCCCTTGATTCTGGCTGCTCCCAAAGCCTTTTTACGAGCAGTTTGAGCATGAATAGACTCTACACCCACTTTGTAATAGTTTTCAAGTATATAACCAATCACTGCCTTGTTCTTGACCAATTTAATGATGACTTGTTGAGATGTGCCGCCGCCAGCAAATCCAAACAAACTTTCTTCTATCATTATTTTATCAAATGTATGACCAATTAGGGCTTTAATAATAAGATCAGCTTTTGTGTCATATTTCTCAACGTCGGATATATCAACAAAGCCAGCGGCCAATATAATTTTGTTTTCTGTTATGGCCCAACCACAAGTAGTTGTGGACAAGTCAAGTCCAAGTACTTTCATATAACCATTTATAAATTAACTTACAGACGACCGCTTGGAGCGTATTTTGAGGTATTTACCTTCAAGACATTGGTCGAATATTGCAGACCATTTTGTGTGAAACTGGTCACGCCAGTAGAAGCTTTTAAACCAAATTGCTTTTGTGCCCATTCTCTTCCTTGTCCAACTGCGGTATTATCGATCAAGTTTGTAGCCAATTTTCCAGCATCTTTGGCACTGCCGCCGCCAACATTGGCCAAATTTTTTCCAGACTGTTCATATCTGGCCTTTAGATCTGTTGTTAATGATGTTCTTTGAGTGGATGGTAGTTCTGGCATATATATCTCCTATTGTTTATTATAAATATACTGTTATGTATCAAAACGGACGACAATATTTACTGGCCAATCAATTAAATTCTTGATTGGACGACCAAGTTTGCCCACTGCAACAAGCTGATTGTCTTGATACAATCCCACTGTGGTTATATAAGGCGCAAGGAAAGATCCTGTAGCATCATATGATGAGCTATATTGATAGTTTAGAAATTCTGGATTTGTGCTCTTTGTGTCAACGCCGCAATATTTGTCCAAATATTTTTGAATATCCACTACATACTGGCGTGTTGAATTAGCATCAAGATATGGTGCTATGCTGGTTGGATTCAATTGTTGCAATACATATAGCGCGAACAAGTATCCGTCATTCAGATTGATTTCTCCATTACCATCAATATCCAATATTCCAGTCTTGTCCAAATTCTTTTCAATATAATCATATGCAGTTTTAGTAAATGCATCAAATGATGATGTTGTCATTGAAGCGGCATAACTGCTTTCTTGTTGAAGAACATCCTCTGCTTCTGTTTGCAATAAGTCATTTGCCCACCAACTATAGTCGGTTAATGTGTCTTGTTCCAATATCAATCCATCAACATCATACACAAATTCCGCGTAGAATTTCTTCATGCGAAGATAGCGCATTACAAGATCAACATCCTTGGTATCAACAACACCATCTCCATTCACATCAAATACCATTGGATATTGTGCCAACGCCGATGGATTGGTACTATAGTTGAATTCTCCCGGTCTAACGGACACAAGATATTCATGTTCAAATATTGTATGCGTGCCGCGATAATCAAGTTCAAACCCACGTGAACCAGTTCCCATGAGCATATTTGTGTAGTTTGATCCTGTGTTTGTGATCACAAAATATCCATTCTTATAGAACACATTTCCGATATGAGGATTTTGTTCATACTTGCGAAGATCATACAAATACGCCGAACCAGAATATGTTGATGGCATATACAAGGACTGTGATGATTCATTTATGCTGCTGGAATATGATGAACCCGTTATGATGTTTACCAACGGTCCACCAACCGCCAAGAAATCAGATGACACCGAAACAGAATACCCATAAATGTTGTATGGATGATTCTTTTCCTTGTTGCGGCGAAGTTCACCAGTTTTATTCCATTTGTTTCCAGTATAATCGTAATTGTATATCAATACTCTGCCAAGAACTTCATCATTTGATCCAGTGGACGCATATGAATAATTTTCCAAAATATATGATCCACTGAATTCAACTGTTCTGGCGAGTGTATCTGGAAGAGATGAAACGGCGGCGGTTGTACCATCCACAGAAACGGCTTTGGCAAAATTATTATCTGTCAAATAATCTCTGTTTCCAAATGTCTTTGTGACCAAATGGAATTGGTTTGATAAGCATTCTGCCACATATCCATAATGATAGAAATAAGCAGCACCAAGAATAGCCGCACTGCCTGTGTATCCATAATATGGAATATATGCTTTGTCATATTGACAACCTATCACCAAGTTTTTGTTGCTGATTGATACACTCTTTCCAAATCTGTTTGATGATATGGTGGAAGTTACATCAACTGAATATTCTGGTTTTGTTATGTCCAAATCTCCAGTGGTTGAATCTCCATAAAATCTTTGAATTTGGTACCAAGATGCCGTTGGACAAGCGTCAACGGAAGCAGATGAATAAGAGCATGTAAACAATGTGGCATATCCAGCCCCAGTCTTGTTTGTACCGGCAATTAATTGGTTCATGTCAACGGACACACAGTATCCAAAATTATCACCCACTGCACCAACACTTGAAGTTAAAGTGGTTTCATGTTCCCAAGTATAATTTCCAGAAACAAATGTTGGCACATAACTTTGTGTCGCATAGTATGAACTCGTGGCCATTTCCTTGCAGAATTCTTCCACACTTGTCACCTGTTTCCAATATGAGCCTGTGTTTATGTTCTGACATGGATATTCTGCATCCATGTATCTTTTCTTTCTAAATACATACACCGCGCCAATGCTTCCACTGTATCCCGGCGCACCAACCGCCAAAATATCATTATCAACTGCAACAGAAGTTCCAAACTTGTCACCGTCACTGTGTCCGCGTATTAGATTTACGATGCCCCAATGATCCGGACCTCCCTTATTCTTGTCATATACACAAACATATCCCGGATATTTATCAACACTGCATCCAGAGCCAGTTGGCGAACCAACCGCCAAGAAATTATCTCTTATTGCAACAGATGATCCAAAGCTATCTTTGAAAAGTGTTGCGCCGCTTTGTGTAAATGGGAAGTTTATCTTTTTAATCAATCTGTGTGAGTCTGTATTCTCATCATATTTGAATATGGACGCATATCCTATTCTTTTTTCGGACATGCTGTAATCATCCATGCTTGAACCAACCGCCACATAATTTCTCCACGTGCTTACCGCTTCACCAAAATGTTCATTACTTACTTGGAAAATATCTTGATGAGTGGAAGTGTCCCATGCCCAAGATCCACTCGATGGTTCAACATAAATAACTTGTTGTCCCATTGCCATATATTGTTTGGCGTTTGTCAAATCAACAGATTGTGTTGTTCCATTGTTAAACACAACATAAAATTCTCCACTTGATGTCACCCAATATGGCGTAGCCAAATATTCTCTTACTGCCCCAATTTCTTCAGCCGATGGAAAATGCCCACCTGTTGCATAAAGGTTTGTATATCCATCATCAAACACATATAGCGTGTTATTTGGATTTGAGTCATCAACAATTCTTACTGTGTTTGGAACAATCTTTTCTCCCCAAACATTGTGCTTCAAATTTAATGTGACGATTCTATCTCCAATCTTTCTTATTTCCTTTTTTCCTGTTTCTGGATCTTGTGTGTAATATTCAACACCAAACAACTTAGTTGGCTCACTTGAGTTCTTGTAGAACATTGCATCTGTCAAATTCCATATATTTCTGGCATATTTTCCAGATGTGTTTATTGGATCTATACTAGCTTGCCAATATACACTTTCGGATGGAAAGAATGAGGCACTTGTTCTAATACCATAGTTAACCTCACAACGGTTATTATAATAAGTGGGGAAACCATATTTATCTACAGAAGATGAGTCAATGCTCTGCACAGTCCAATTCTTGAACGTGCTAAAAGGTCTGACTGTGATATCTCCCGCAGAGAACTGCTTAATCATATGGATATAAATATTTGATTGAGGCGGGATTTACCCGCTAACTCAAACATCAATTTTTATCTTTATTAAGCACTCGTTGGTGAAGTCTTTCAGCAATGGCTGACTTAACTTCGCAACAGCAACAAGGTCGTTGCTTTCGTTATATAGCCCAACGGTCGTGATATACACCTTTGGATTGGTGTAAAAGTCTGTGAATCTCAATTTTCCAATATCTTGAGAATTTGATGGATTATCATTCTCAGAGATTACAAATGTAGGATTATTACTATAATTGTACTCTTGATTCTTAACCCTTACAAAGAAATGTCGAGCGGGCACATACTCTGTAACTCTGGCTTTCATTCCTGCAAAATCTGCACCAGATTCTATTGCTTTAAACAATAATGAATTCATTCTAGCAAATTGTGCACCCCATTCATTTGTTGATGTATTCCAATATAATGAATATCCATCAACTTTTCCAATTAGTTCGTGCACTTTCTTTGGATTCAAGATAATAATACCAAGGTCTGGGTACATTAGACCGATTCCTTGATAATTTCTTGTCTGTGCCGCACCTGTGCTCAATGTTCCAACGATAAGATTATATCTCTTACCACCGCTTTGTACTCCGGTGTCTGGATTGTCACGAGAATCGTCGATTACCGTAATTCTTGTTGCAACACCTCCAACACCAGATCCACTTAGGGTCATTTCAAATTGTCCCGGATCTAAACGATCCTTGTATTTTGCGTTTCTGAATGAAATTGCATAAATATCATCGGACTCAACACCAGATCCAGATACTGAAGATGTTACGAAGGTGAATTTAGAATCACCCGGAGCAAGCAACAAGTTTCTGTATTGATTGTAAATTGCCTTAGTTGGGAACAACAAACTTCCTTGTGACGAGCCTGTGTCAAACGCCGAAGAGCCAGATCCTGCATAATGTCCATACGATATTGAAAAATAGATATCTGAATTTGCAGAACCTGTTGGCTCGTCGTATACATTGGTATAATACAAACCGTTTAGTGGCTCGTATAAAGAGGAGGACTGCTGACCTTGACGACTGCTGGTATAAAAGGAATCCCAGCTTGCGGTACCGTCGCTCCACAACCCAGTTGATACTGGCTGTGTTCTTCCTGCCACTATGTCGGTTGTATCAAATTGCTTGAAAATCATGGCTTTAAATTATTAAGTCGTTGTTGATCCCTTTACGGTGACAGTAACAGGAATTGTGACAGATCCACCGCTTTCATTTCCAACCACTGTTAGATTTGTTGACAATGTTTGTGTTAGTGATGAATTTGGAACAAAGCGGAAACGAAGACCCAAGCTTACTTGTGCAGTTGTTGAAGATACGTCTCCAATAAATGTTGGAATAGTTGCAGTGCTTACGTTTTGTAGCTGTTCGCCAATTATTGTTCCAGCTGACTTGTTTGCTAATATTGCTGTATATCCAAGAGTTGTGTTATATACTGGATTTGTTGATGGAACAATAACAACTTCGCCCTTATAATCCTTGTCCACATAAATGGCACTTTGACCAAGAGAGATAATAGGAATAGAAGTTTGACCAGAAGGTAATGTAACAAGTTTGTATTTCAGCAATTGAGTTTCATCGGTAAATGCTTCAAATACAGGAGTGTTTCGAATTGCCAAGTCGTAATATGCAGAACCCTGTGGGTGGTTTGGTTGATATAAGCGATAATCAATTTCGTCATCAGCCAAAGCATATGACGTAATGTTCAAACCGCCATTTGCCGCGAGTAGTTCTCTACCCTTTTTTGTCAGCACCGCATCCACGGTAATAATCTCATTGTTGATATACGCCATATAGTGTTACTTTCTCAATAAATATATATCTAAATACTTTTTTTACTATTTTTAGACCGTTTTTGTTTCAATCGCTTCAGTGTTATCCAATAGGCCAGTAAGAGGATCTACGGTAGTTTTTTTATTTTGGCTACCTTTTTTCCATTTGAACGGCCTATCGGTGTTATCGTATGAATTTATCTCCTTTACTGAAAACTGTTGATTGCTGTATTTGTAGTGGTTGGAGAAGTATCCGTTCAGCAGTGTTGCATTATACGGATAATTTTGCATGCTGTATGCTTTTCTGTAGCTAAATGCCGATGATAATGGACCAAAGAATGGTCCTTGCGTCAAGTATCTGAATGAATCAAACACAGAACTGCCGTCTGTTGTGTAAAATGTTGTTGAGAATTTGGTCAGATTGATTGTGGCTGGAATACCGCCGTAAATGTATCCGTTGAAATACCATGTGCCAGATTGATAACTAAATTGTCCGCCGTATTGAAGTGGATATGCCGCAATATATGTGGCTCTGATCTTTATTCCGGGATTTTGTATTATACCCTCACCGGCATCTCCAATTATTTTTCCGATGTACACTCCATCTATGGTGTGACTTGATGATATATTTGTGAAATAAAATCCATTTCCTCCACCCGGATCAAAACTTATACTTCCACTGAAACTTCCGCTGAAAGTGGGAGGTTGAATCAATGAGCAATCTGCTGTATACTCTGTTAGCACAGGTAGCTTTGCCAAATTTATCTTTTGGTATGAACTTGTTACCGTTTGCACGGTTCCATTCAAGTTTACATTTTTTTCATAATCGTTCAGGGCATTTGTGGGAAGATTATATTTGTTGTGTATTTGATATTGCTTCTTGATGGTCAATACATCGGCGCGATAATAATCTCCGTTGTAGTATGTTATTCCATTATCTGAATACACGGCGAATCCATATTGGTCTTCATCGGTTGGGAAGAATACTTGATTAACATCGTTCAATATTGATCTACCCGATGTTCTTACATCCAATGAATCTTCCAATTTTGGAGATTGGGTTGCCACAATATTTCTGTTGGCATCGATTGGTGCTTCCTTCTGTGGAATATTTTCTCTTACCAATGGTTTAAGTGCAATCTTCGGACGTTCGAGTATGGAAGGCTCAACAAGTATACCATCAACAAGTGTTGCTCTTGCTGGTACAATTGAACGAATATATTTGAACATCGCCTTGTCAAAATAGAATCGAACAACGTTCATGAAGAACTGATAATCTATGTTTCCAAAACCTTGATCGTAGAATATCTGTCTGAACTTTTCAAATCTTGCATATGATGATTCATACACTGTTGAAGGATCCCCAATCAGTTCACTTAGTGGATATTCTCCAAAGAACTTTATGATTTCTGTGTTTTGAATATCGGACGGCGAGAAGAATAAACCCAATCTATTTGAATCGACGGAAACAAGTTCACTCGATTGAAGCGAAGATCTTTCAGTTGAAGATAATGGCGCGGCAAGTTCCTGATCAACATAATTGATTTTGTTGCTTCTGAACTTGCTGGATCCATAATCAGGAAGTTTTACAGTTTGCCGAGTGTCTTTTCTACTAAACTGATATGGGAATCCGGCCACCATTGAAGGGTCGCATTCTGAATTTTGTACTGTAGCTACAAGACTCTCTGGGAAATTAACTGCTGTGAATGTTGGGAAGTCTTTTCTAAATGCAAGATTATTCAATGATGCACTTGTACTTGAATCATGCAAATCGGTTGGTCTTTCAAATGAAATTCTAACCAGATTTTCCGCTATCATTTTTTCTGGCGAATTTCCGTCATATGCATTTTGATATAATGTATGACTTTCAAATCTACCATCGTCCAACGGAAGTTCCCACAACTTTATTTCGTCAATGTTTCCAAAAAATGCCTCTGGGTCAATATTCAATGATGCGGTATTTTGATTGTAATTTCCTACATAAACATACGAACCAGATCTGAATTGAGTATTGTAGCTTCCACTTAAATACTGGCTGGAGGTTGCTTCAAATGTGATTCTAGCATCCTCTGCACGTTGTGCAATTATATCATACTTTATAGGATACTCGTCAATTTGACTTTCGGTGAATCCATACATTGAATAATTTACCGTGGCATCATTTCTACGAAGCATTGCGTGGTATGAATTACCATCAAAGAACGGAGCTTTGTCCGTCATTATCGTTTTTACACTACCACTTCCGTTATCAATGCTAAAGAATAATCTTCCCCAATCCTTGCCTTTGTCTCTGTACACTCCAACCACCCAACTATTTGGGCAGTTTACAAGTCTGAACACATTTCCAACTGTGCTTGTCTTGTTTGGATCGAATGAGAAATTGAGTTCCAGTGTTTGTGCGCTTCCTGTCCAATTGAACTTGAAATATTCTCCGCTTCCACTGAAATATGGTTCGTATTTTACTTCATCCAAAACATACAATGTTGTGTCCTGAAGATTATGAACGTCTTGTATTCCACCATATTCCTTGAGCTTGATAATATTCTTTGGAACGCCAAAACAACTTAATAGTGAAGACAGTGATGCTTCTGTACCCTTGGTCTTGTATATGTAAGGAAGAGTGTTTAGTATTCTCTTCCATATTATCTGATTTCTTTGCTTTTCAGAAATTGTTCTGGAAAGATCATAAAGGTTGCTGTTTGTGTCGAAATCATTTTGAGAAAAATTGGAAAGAAGCAATGGAAGATTTTCCTTTGATATTTCCGCATCCCAACCAAGTGAAGCCAACATATCTTCCACGATATCAACAGATATTCCATAGTTTGGACTACTTGAATAATTGTTCTTTTCTGTGATCTGCCTGATCAACAACGATATGTTATCGAAGAAGTGTCCTATCATTCCAACGAATAGGATATAGTCCTGATTTTGTTCCATATCCTCCAATATGAACTGTGGAAGATTGTTGATCAGCGAGTTACCATTATCTCTGTCAAATAATGAGGATGATGCGTTATGATCAGTATACCAAGAAGGATTGTTGTATAGGAATTTTTCATAACCATCCATTGAATTTTCCAAATTATCTATTTCAGTATTGGCGTCTGTTTTTTCCTTGATATAGAACTGATCATTTGGATTGGCATCAATTTTCTGCTGCAACTCTGCAATGGTCTGATACAAGTCATCTATTTTTGTTTTCTTTACAGTGAATGCGTCAACTCTCAATTTAGCGGAAGAAAAGTTTATGAAGTTTTCAAAACTTCTGTAGTTGGTATTATCTACTACGGTTTGAGAAGGTGTGAGAATCTTGGAAAGAACTTCATTATATGCACTTCCAGTTTGAGCAATTAATTGCTCCATTGATAGTGCTTCTGTGGAATTTCCCTGACTTTCAATTCTAACCAAGAAATTAGGACCACGCAAAGGTATGGTCTGTATTACATTTGAAGTAAAGTAATATACATTTTGAACAATTGGTAAAAATCCAAAATTGTTTGTTATCCAAACATCATCTCCGTTTTGAACAGACTGTGGAAGTGGCTCAGAAAGTTTCAAGACCAACTTATTTTGGTATCTAGGATCCTCGGACAATACCAATTTCTTATTTGTAATTGAAACGTATCCACCCGAATGATTCAAAATATTCTTGAAATACCCAGACAAATCGATGTTGTATTTCAGTTGAAGAAAATAGAATTGCGGATAAAAGGTAAGATCGTAATAAATTTTTTGCAAGAATGCAACTATTTGATCATACTCCGCTGGCTTTTTGTTTGTGATTCTGTTCAACTCCTGATCAATCACAAATCTGAACAAGCTGTAGTAATAATCCTGAATATCCCTAAAAGTTGACCCTGAATCATAATTGCTATACAACCAATTCTTAAATTGATCATATATTCCCAAGATGTCATTTACTGCAATTTGACCATTGTTTCTGGTTCCACCTTTCCTTACACCATAATACAAATCGGTGACGAATGAAATTACATCTATATCATTATTGGTTTCGTTTTCTCTGTTGGTAAATCCATAATAGAATTTCAACAACTCCGCACCAGAAGGATTTTCATTCTTTGCAGTGTAGTATACATTATAAATCTCAGGAGATGCTATTGATTCTATTATACTATCTGCAATATCACTTACAAAAACCTTGTTTGTTCCAAACACATCAACTTGCGTGTTTATTTTTTCGGTTGATCCTGCCAAATTTTTTGGAATCAATGCCACTTCATCTCTGTTGGTTGATATCTGGTATATCATCAACTTATCTTCAGATGAAGAATTGGATCCAACGATGTTTCTCATTAATTCTACCGTTATTCTATAATTTCCATCCGGTACATTGAGATTTCTCATTTCCGATGAAACATCAATAAACAAAGAGCTTGTTTCACCAACTAATATAGGAGCCGTTCCATCAAATTTTGAATACGAATATGTAATATATCTGTTTGTAGGATCGTAATATGACTGTGTGTAATTACGATATGATCCGCTCGGATATATCATCGACTCTGTTACCAAGGTATTATCAAAGTTATATACGCTGAACTTTATAAAGTCATCCTCGGTTTTGCCAAATGGAAAATTTTGAGACTTTAGTCCGTCCGTGAAAAACATCAAATCTTCTTTAGTCATGTCGGAACCAACCCCGAGTGACGAGGAAGATGCCGAAATATACTTCATGTCTTCAAGGTTCATAGTTCGCTGAATGTTACTGTATACTTTGTTTCTACTTTTACTGGATTATATACTACGTTTTCCAAAGGAATTGTTATGGAAGAAGAATAAAGCTGGCCTTTTACGTTTTGAATGATCAAATTACCATACTCGTCTATATTCGGAATGATTGAACCACTCTGATATAGCTTTTGTATGTCATCTTGATTATATCCTGATAGATATGGATTGGCGTTCATCTAGAAACTTTGAATGCGGTTGGAACTGGAAAGGTCAAAACAGAACCGCTTTGTTCCGTGCGAATTTCTACTTTGAAATATCTTTCCATTGGAAGACCGCTGGTGTCCAACATAAAATAATTTCCACTACCGTCAAAGCTTAGTCTGGTGTAATCATCATATGGAATTATTGTTTCTTCGCTTTCTGCGTCCTTGATCTGATAATAGCTTGATGATGGTAAGTAATATGGGAACAAATAATCCGATGCTTTGTTGGTGAATGTTTTTACTGGATAACGCTTTCTTGCGGTAACATCCATTCGTACAATAGATCCAAACTTATATTCAGATGCCATATTTTTCATATTCACTACAGAATCTCTGATCTGAATCGGGTCCGTACTTCCCGTAATGAATACAGAATCATGCCAACACATATCCAAATATGGAGAATATACAGTATTGGTTTCCTTACTGAAGAATTTCAGTGATCCATAGTCAATAGAACTTGATTCATCGCCATGCATAAGAATCAATCCGTTATTAACCAATGATCCACTTAGCCAAGCATATACCATATTGGAGACATCCATTCTGACATCTCCACTTTCATAATCAAAGGTTTGGCCCGATCCATATGATCCAGTGGTAGGAACCGTGCTTGATGTAAAATACCAATTTTCATATGATGGTTGAACATAGCCAGATCCACTACCAACAATTCCAACCGCAGAACCGCTGACTAGACTTGATGATATCCACCAATTTCCGCCGCCTGTACAATCAATCAAAGATCCACTTACCCACTTTTCAATATATCCATCTGAAAATTTCCATGTTACACCGTCTGGTGCTGTTGTTCCATCATACTTGTAACCAGTTCCCATCAACCATGATTGAGATATTGGATATGCCGCCAATGAATACTTGGTAGGTACTTCCGTACTTTCACAAATCTTGAGATTAAGATAAAATCTTGGATTTACTGGCTTATTTGCATCACTTGATGCCAGTGATGCCGAAATGGTTGATAGATCGAAATGAAGAAGTGCTCTTGACAAAACTGCACCAGCCGATGGAGAATTTTTGTACACATATGAACTTGATACTACTCTTGGATCTGTTGATCCAGAGTCATATGAAGATGACATTGATCCACTTAAAAGTTCAATACTTGAACTGGTATATCCAACTTCTATGATATATGAACCTAAACTGGCACAACTTGTGAATGAAATTCTCTTTTCAACTTCCAAGATTTCATCCAGCCCAGTATTCTTGGTGATATATGCTGGGTCGTTGCTTATGTATGCGTCTTTGGTTGGATATAAGAAATAGTGCATGGTGTTATAAATCAACTTACGCGGCCTACTATATCCTTTGATGGGAATTTAACCTCAAACACGCTAGGATCTATGGAAGGATATACCACTTTGTCCATAGTCGCTTTTTCAATATCATACTCATATGGAGAATAATCGCCATCACGCAGTGTAAGATTCTTTATCTTCAATGATGATACAGACTGAACTCCGTCCACCTTTGCAATTTCCAATTCAAGTCTGCTTAAATTGATTGGTTGGCAGAATTGAATATTATTGATATCAAAGAATTTCTGAACAAGTGATATGCAGTTTGCCAACACTTCTCTCTTGTTGTAATTCTTGTATGCAATGATCGTAAAATCGACACCAATGTTGATGATATATCCATCAAGAAGATTAACACTGTCGGTCAACATACGATACTGATTCAAATAGTTTTTGAGATTTTGACGAATTGCCTCGTTTGTTGCAATCAAGTTCTGATTTGTGTTATAACCAAGCAAATAAAGATTTATCGCAAATGAGTTTGCAGCCTGCAATGTTTTGTTATTTGTTGCTGATGGAGAAAGTGAACTTGTTACATCTGACTGCGGCTGTGCTTGGATATTTTGTGGATTCAATTGTGCATCCGACACTGCCCATGCTTTTGCAACCGATCCAAATTTTGAAGGCATCGCATATGCTCGTATAACATAATCTTTTTGTGTTACTGCTCTACCTTGTGCTGCTACACTAGCAAGAGCATTATTTCGTATTTCATCATTTGTTTCGGCGTTACGACCACCTGTCGCTGGAGATGGATTATTGACTTTTATGGACTTTCTTACCAATGTGGTCAAATTCTGTTCAAAAACAGGAAGTTCTGTTATATCACCGAAGAAATCAACCGCTGTTACGTTCTTTATTGAATTTGCGTTAACATTGCTGGTTATTCCGCCACCAACAACATAACGAACTGTCAATGAAGTATTTGAAGGTGCTTGACCAAATGCTCTTGATGACAAGAAATTTGATGGATCATATGTGGCAGTTTCATTTCTAAAAGTTGAAACTCTGTTCACTGTATACACATTTGGAATAATAACTTCGTCGTCTGAAACATTGGTTCCAGATCCAAATTCCAAAAATGTTGTGTTGTCGGCACCAACCCCCGTGACAAATCTTTTCGGTGTTCTCAGATATCTTAATAGGAAAGGAACAGTATCACGATATGTTGATAATGCAGAATCATTCTTGAATATGTTTTCACTTTCAATAGGAACAAGATCTTGTGCAAGATAATCTGTCTCATACCATCTGTTGCCATCGGAGTCATATACATCCATAACTTCAATAACATTTGTATCTGAAAGAGTAACTTTGAAAAATGGAACAGGAGAAGAAACCGAAATTGTGGCAGTGGATATTTGACCAGAAAATGCACTTACTGTCTTTTTCAATACATAAAATTCAGGTTGACCAGCAGCGTTTCTTTGATAAACGGAAATTTCCAACGGATCATTCTTGGTATCAACAGTAAAATCAACGGGAACACTAGTAAGAAACGGTATGCCAGAGTCGCTGCTGCACGCCATGCCCGGCTTTATAATCTGAGCATATTTCATGTCTGGAGATATACTGCCATCTTCATTTATTTTTGAAGGAATAAGTTGATATACATCCAATTTTGTGAAACTTGGTGTGCTTGGCTTTGTTTTGTAACCAACAGATCTTGCCGCATCAATAATGTTTTGGCGCTCTTCTGCATTTACTAACATCGATTCCTTGAACTGATAATCAATATAGTATGAAAGCACATCTCCAACATACGCCGCCATTTCTATGTACATCATTCCTGTTGATGCATCACTGAAATCCTTATATGTATTTGGATAATATGTTTTGGCAAATTCAATCAAGCTGGATTTTAGTTGGGAAAAATCCTTGTTAAGATATTTGACATCTTTTTTGCCCGGTAGAAATGATTTTGGTGTGTCTAATATCATACGTTGGTTGTGTTCATGTCAACTTGTAATACTTGCTCGTTTGTTATTCCAACAACTGGGACAGTGTATACTACGGAAACATTTATTCTGTGTTGCGAACTATCACTTGTTCTATCAACATCAACAGATTCGACATTCACATAATTCATCCATCTTGATATATCTTTTCTGATAGTGGATTCAACAATTTGACCAATTTCCTCCACATTATTCTCGAACAACACGCTCCATAATCCAGAACCAAAATCAGGATTCATTCTTCTTTCTCCCTTTTTTGTTCTCAGCAATAAGTTTAGATTACTTTTAATTTGTTCTCCCACGCTATAACTTTGATTAAAATATCCACTTGGCCCATGTGTTATGGGTAGAGTTATTCCATAAGGTTGTGCGTTTTGTGTTGCCATTATGGTCTTTTAGCTTTTGCTTTCGTGTCAATTGCTTTCAATAGTTGAGAATAGTCTCTTGTCATTGCAGATGCGACCGCTGCAACTTCTTTGTTTTCCGCCAATACTTGTTTTGGAAGACTTTGAAGTGCATCTATTGCGGATGGTGTACCAGAAGATTCTTCTTGTGGAATCCCTCCAACAGTTTCATTGAGCACTTGATTCAAAATTGGGTTTGTTGTGAACGTTTTTGGCGCTTGAACTGGTGACTGTTTTGGAGTTGCTTCAAAAGAAACATTTGGTGTTCTTTTTGGAAGCTGCTCTGTTGGCTTTTTTGTTTCCAACAAAGAGTTTGAATTTTGCACCATTTTTTCTGCCAAAACTTCCATAAGAAGATGTGGAAGTGCATTATTAACTTCTTCTTTTACTAGAGTTCTTATAATTTCTACAAGTTCCTGCTTTTTCATATATATGGTTCCTTATATAAATATAATGTATTTTTGATAATTATCCCGATGGTGGGAAGCTGAGAGCACTTATTTTGTCATTAACCGTCGATGTTGTATTAGATACGGTTTCTTGTATAGGGTTTGTTACAGAAGCAGCCGCATCCTGTGCAGCCCCTGTAACAGTGGATATGTTTTCCTGTACTGCACCCGTAACACCAGATACTGTGGATTCTACGCTACTCTGTAATCCTTGTATTTGGCCTTGAATATTAGAAATTCCTGTACTATCTAATGCACTCTTTGCAACATCTCCAACTTGACCTTTTATGTCTTCGGCAATACTTGAAGTTATTTGCTTCAATAATTCTGATGGATTTGCCGAAGATATTGCTTTGATAACCGATAATGCACCGGCAACCATTCCCATATTCAACTTTAGTCCCGGCGCAAATGGAGGAACAATCGATTTTAGTTTAGCAATTTTTTCAGCAGCAAATTTTGGTCCAGCCCCAAGTAAAATCCCAGCTTGATCTAGTCCCGGAAAATTTGAAATTGGTGTCAATTTTAATGTAGGGAGTGTCGGTAAAGTGGCTGAAAAATTAGGTATTGCTGCCGATATATTTGGTAAAGTAGTAGGAATGCCAGCGGAACTCAATCCCGCCGATAGCGAAGTTGGTCCTCCCAATGCGGAGGATATACCACCGACGGTCGTTGGTACTCCCAAAGAACTTGCCGCCCCTGATAATGAAGTCGGTACCTTGGCATTTGAAGCTATAGAAGACAAAGACAATTGACTAGATACACCACTTATGTTGATCGGCCCTGTTGGAGAACTAATGGAAGGTATAGACGATTTTGCAATACTACTCAGTGATGTTTGTGAACTGATTGATATTGTTGGTGCTGTAAATTTTGGAAATTCCATAGGCTATTAATCCGATCCTCCTGATACAAACACTCTACTACTCATAAGCTCACTTAACTGCGAACGAAGTGCCAACAAACTAATTTGAGATGCTTGTAAAGATTGTAATTGCTCTGCCCAAAGAGCAAGAGGAGCCACAACAGATGGTGGAAATATTGGAGTAGGTTTTCCCATGTTTCCGATGTGACTATGGCCCGTTCCCGGTGTGGCAAATGAAATCAATGTGGTCAATATTTGTATTTGCGTGTTTACATTCAAAAGCATCCAATCGCACATCGCATACATCCAAGCCACTGTAGAACGTCCCAGTAATGCAGGCTCATATATTTTTGCATGATCTCCCAAAAATATTTGTGGAGAATTTATTGTAGCAACCTTTAATGAAGTCAAAGTCAACGTGTTTGGGCATGAAATGGAAATAGTGTCATCACTTGTCATTCCAATTTTTTTCTTGGAAAAGAAAAACATTTCATTTGACTTAGAAGAAAATACCAATCTATCACTGTTGATTACAATTTGATCTCCGTCAAATTTAGGAAGCTGTACAGGCTTATTTCCACTTATTATTGCATTTTTTGTCTCTGGGGCAAATTTTGAAATTGTTTTCCCAGATGTAATATGAATTGAAGATCCATCTTTGTTTATGTCTTCTCGCGTGTACCCTCTTGCGGTTTGTCCTTCTGGATTTTTTATCGGCGCTTGTCTATTTCTGATCAATATCATCGGATTTCCACCACCATCAGAATAATCATTCAGCCCGCTGTCATTTGTACGATTATCATCATATGCGCCAAATCGCACCGATGAACCAAATCTTGATTCTAAAATAGTGTCTCCTTCATATCGTTTCAATCCTCTGATTTTAGGATTAAACTTGAAATATTGACCAAGAACTCCCGTATAATTTGGTCCTCCGTAATAATTCAACTGTGATCTTGGACCCTCATATGGTTTTTCCGTATATTCATTTATGTTTTCGTCAACTTTTCCAACAACTCTCTCTGTTATGAAAGAAGCATTTGAATTTATGATGGAATTGAAATTCAATTTCCTACTGTAATAGAACTTGCCCAAATATACACCAACAATAACCGTTTCATTCATGAGCGGCCATTCTGTTATTCCTGTACATTCTATTGGATATGCCCAATTAAGTTGTTCTTTTTTCTTGTTTCTTTCCGAATTCAAGAATCTGAACTTGATGCATCCAATTCTACCGTAATCTTCTGTTCCTTCTTGTACTTCACTACCATCTATGTTAGGTGGCATGGCCCCAACCAAAACTGCATTATTTTTTACCAATGGATGGTTTTCGTCCATCACCACATCCAATACTACAGCTTCTTCCAACTCGTAAAAAAATGAACTATCCGGTTTTCTTTCCAACACAAAACGTTTCGACGCAAGCAAATCGTCTTGTTTTACATTAAGATCACTGCGACGTTCTGCATTTACATATGCCATTATGATCTTTCGTCGGTTGGTTGTTTAATTTTTTGAACAGGCTTTGCCGCCTCTTCTATAACACTCATCAACTGTTTCTTTTCGTCGTCCGTCAATATACCACTGTTGGAATCTGATTCTGCACCTGCTCTATCTGCCATGAGTCTTTGAACAATTGCAGCCAGTTTAATTAATTGTTCGTCGTTTCTTATACCAGCGTCAAAATATTCCTTTAATAGTGGTACAATTGTAACAGCATCGTTTACTGTTTTAATCATTTCACGAAGATCTGTAATCAAAACATCTAATTGCTGCTTCTTTTCTTCAGAATTGCTGACAATATCTTTGCACAGTGAAGCAAAGCTTTTTCCCTTATACAATTCATACTCGGAAGTTTCCATACACTATAAATAGTCTGAATATATATGTTTTAGATAACAATGGTACCACGGTTCAAATATTCACTTTTTATATCTGATTGTGGCTTTGCCATGCGATTAATTACTTTCGTAATATGTTGAGTTTGGCAATCTGCTATTTCACGTATATACAAATATAGTGCTTTTTTATTGAATACATCAATTCGATCTGAGTTTCTAAAAATCTCAATCACAGCATTAGCTATTTTTAGATCACGTTCTTTGGTAAAATGCTTACCTACATTTTTATCCCAATATTCAACCATGAGCTTTATAAATTCACGAGTCTCACTTTCTTGCTTCTCATGTTCTGGTTCAATAACAAACTCACCAGACTCGCCCACTTGCTCACATATTTCAACATGCTTTTTAAAACGACGATATGTGGTGTTATTATCCAAAATAAACCAATGCTTTGCCACGATACTAAAATAGCTGAATGCTTTTCCTTTTCCTTTCTCATACTTGGCTATATTAGCCACCATATGCGATATAGCCTGCTTTTGAATTTCAAGTGGGCTTACATCAGCGTAACTGAATTTGAACGTGTTATAAACGTTTTCTGCAATCTTTGAAAAAGCAGCTTGTATCTTGTCATTGTAGATGCGATCTTTTTCCCTAGGGTCTTCAGTTTCGTTGTACGCCACAATAGCATCCTCGGTGTCTTTTGTGAAGTATACATTTGAAGTTTTTTTGGGAGCACCGTCGAGTGTATTCTTGTTTTTTCTTCCTTTTGGTCTACCGCGTCGTCTTGTGAGCGGATCTTGTACTTGAGAAAATTCAGTAGGAAGTGTATGTATTTTAACAACTTTTTTCTTCTGTATCTTTTTTATCTTTTTGATCAATTTTATCTTTTTGATCGACTTTTTAGTCGATCTAACAATTTTTTTGCGTTTCTTCATATGTTATTTGATGCGTTCGTTGAACTCTTTTGATATTCTTACTAGTTCTGTGAATACAAACCCAACGTCGTCGTCTTTTTCAAATAAATTTCTATCGTCCACAGCCTTCATTCTGTTGTACACATCGTCTACTTCGCCTCTGAAGAATTCTAACCATTCTTCATAGGTTTCTATTTTCTTAACCATGTTGTAACACGCATAGCCGAACGCACAAGCGGCGATGAAAAATATAACCAACAACGTCCATAGTATCCACATAATTTTATTCCTCGTCTATTTCTTCCTCATCTGTATCCTCTTCGTTTTCGTATCCCAATTCTTCATTGAGAATGGCCAGTGCATCTTCAACACTGGGCCAACTACGGTATTCAAGAGCATATTCTAGTAATTGCTTTATTTCCTCAAGATTATCAGTATTGATATTCATGTTTTGTTTTATAGTATTTTCCATCCATCGGCTAAAAGCTCTTCGGCTTTCTTGTATTTTATATATTGAGTTTCTCCATTTTTTTCTACCATCACCTTGTCATTTCTTCCATATTTTACTTTTTTTTCTGGTGGAGGGTTGTATCTTACACCGTCGTCGGTCATAAGAACACCATTTAGATGATCTATCTCGTGCTGTACACACACCGCTTCTAATATCCCATAGTCACTTCTCACAGATTCTTGTGTGATTGGCTCGACCTCTGGTCCGAATGGAATTGGATTGGCATGATTTAATGTTGATACTGTAACTTTTGTTGAACGAACCGTGTTTGTAAGTTTTCCGGGCAAACTCAAACAGCCTTCGGTGAATACAAGCTTTTCTTTACTATATTCCGTTATTGTTGGATTCATAAGAATCAATGGATCTTTGTCCTTCTTAACTCTTATGACAGAAACCGACTTTGATATTCCAATTTGATTGGCGGATAAACCAAGTCCGTTTGATAGCTGGTCCAGTGCTTCTATTAGTTGCTTCGCAATTGCTTCGCCTTCTTCAATCGACGCTACTGGTTCAGTCTTCTTGTGTAGATAATCCTTGTTTTTGACAATTTTGTAACTCATATATATGATTGAGACTTACATATATATGCATAAATTTATTTTTGTCAATGTATAATAAATAATTTATTGTCTTGGATGCAATTTTCCATTTGATATTGCGTGAGGTATAGCAATTGGTGGGGGAAGTGGCGCGGCAACATTTATATCTTCATTTGTAGACTCGACTTGAATTGGTATTTCGGTTGGCGTTGGTGTTGGAGTGTTAGATGGAACATATGTCGGCGTTGGAGAAGGTATATAAGTTGGCGTTGGAGTTGGCGTTGGAGTTGGTGTAGGAGTTGGTGTAGGAGTTGGTGTGGGCGTGTGTTCCAACGTAGGTAAAATTTCAACTACGTTAAGTTCTTTATCATTATTTTTTGATTTTTTGTTTTTACTATCTATCATCAACGAATTAAATGCTAGGATTAAACATATAGCCAATGGATCAAACACGGCCATAATAGACCATATGAAATAATTTACAGCCTTTTCCAATGGTATTCCAAGACTATTTGCGATGAATTTAAATGTACCAACGTCAGTCCCAATAATTTTTTCCTGTATCTCGGTGTTTTGAACTCTAAGAACTTTTATGTTTTCTTGATATTCTGAAATTTTATTTTTTCCTTTTTCGGCGGATTCTTCTTTGTTCTTGTTAAGCAATGAAATCTTTTCATCCACTTCCTTATTGTATGATACTATAGATGCTTCTATTTCCGTTATTTCTTTTTCAAGATTTTTTACATTGGATTCTATTTCTCCTCTTTGTGATTTACTTCTACCTTCTATTTCAGCTACACGACTGTTGTATTCTTTTACTTGGGATGAATATTGATCTCTTAATTTTGATATTCTGTCCTGTGAAGATTTAATTTGTGCATCTATATCGGAGCGTTCCTTTTCCTGTCCTTCCTTTACAATTCTTGCTTGGTCCAACCCGCTTTTTCTGAATAAATTTCCCGTTCCTTGATCTATCCATTTCTGTACTTCCTTATCTAAAATTTCTAATCTTGAATTATACAGCTTTATTTGCTCAAGTTCTCTTGAGATATCGTTATCTGTTGAAGACTTTGATAATTCCAATGCTTGCTTGGCTGCTAAAATATCACCAGATGCGTCTTGATTTGTGTTTGATGATTTTCTTATAGCTTCTATACGTTGATTTCTTTGAGCAATCAGTTGTAATTTTTGCTCTATTGTTTTTTTCCTATTATCTTCAGTCGCTCCTATTTCCACCACATTGTATTCTGTCTTCTTGAGTGTTTCTATTTCTTTCTCAAGATCAACTATCTTTATATTGTTTGATTCTATTTGTTGCTCATATCCTTTTACTGCAATATTTGTTGAAGTGTATCCTGCACTCAAATACCCATATATTCCTATAGAAGTTATACCCATCAAAAATATTGTGGCGATAACAAGATATGTTTTCAGAAGAAATCCAATCTCGTTCCATTTTTGTTTCAAGAAGGTGGCGGTGATAAGTTTTCCAATTTCAAGCGCGGTTCCCATCACTATGATTGATACTCCTCCCCCAATAAACAACATTTTAAGACCAATAATGCTAAAATATGCACCACAAGCAGAAATGGCTATTGCGCTTAAAAGCACTAGAAATGCGAAAAATGTCATGTATTATAAATATCGTATATACAAAAAACAACCCCCAATTTCTTGGGGGTTGTTAGGGATGATGAATTCACCATCCTCCACCAGTCAGTTTATGGGACAACTGACAACCATAACCTTTTTAGCTTACTACTTCTGGTTCGATTGGATCTTCTGGAGTTCCTTTCCCACCATTAGACTTGTTCTTATAAACAAGTTCTCCGAGTTTGCTAAGTTCAGAGATAGTATCTTTCATTTTTCCAACATCACCACTCTGTAACACTTCTTTGCCTTTGTCAATACCTTTTTGAATTTCGGTTTTGACAGAATCTTCAAAGTTACCATCCTTTAGTTGTTTTTCCCAACCATAGATAATATTGTCAAGAGAATTCTTGGTCTCAAGATTTTCCTTGAGTTCTTTGTCTTTATCAGCATTTGCTTCAGCTTCTTGCTTCATTCTTTCAACTTCTTCCTTTGAAAGACCAGATGAACCTTGAATGGTGATATCTTGAGCTTTGCCCGTTCCAAGATCTTTTGCAGAGACATGAAGAATGCCGTTTACGTCAATGTCAAACGTCACTTCAATTTGAGGAGTGCCTCTTGGTGCTGGCGGAATGCCGTCCAGTTTGAAGTTTCCAAGACGCTTATTGTCTTTGCTCATTGGGCGCTCACCCTGTAATACAACAATATCAACGGAAGGCTGATTGTCGCTGTATGTGGAGAACACTTGTGACTTCTTAGCAGGAATTGTTGTGTTACGAGGAATCATTGCCGTCGCAACATTTCCTGCGGTTTCAATCGCAAGGGTCAGCGGAGTAACGTCAAGCAACAATACGTCGTTGACCTCACCCTTCAATACACCACCTTGTACAGCGGCACCGACTGCCACAACTTCATCTGGATTTACACCTTGATTTGGAACTTTACCACCGAACTTCTTGGCATAATCAACAACCTTTGGCATTCTTGTCATGCCACCAACAAGCACAAGCTCATTGAGTTCACTATTTGATACACCAGCATCCTTCAAACAGTTCTTATATGGAGCATCCATTCTTTCAAACAACTTCTCGCAGATTTGTTCCATTTTTGAACGAGAAATTGTCATATTCAAATGCTTTGGGCCAGATGCATCCGCCGTGATAAACGGGAGATTTACATCATATGATGTTGCAGAAGACAAAGCAATCTTGGTTTTTTCGGCTTCTTCGCGTAGACGCTGTAAAGCCATATTATCTTTGGACAAGTCAATACCATTTTCTTTTTTGAATTCCGCAACCATGTGGTCCATGATTGCTCTGTCCCAATCATCACCACCAAGATGCGTATCACCATTGGTGGCTTTAACTTCAAATACACCGTCCCCAATTTCGAGAACGGTAACGTCAAACGTACCACCGCCAAGGTCAAAGACGGCAATTTTCTCGTCTTTCTTCTTGTCTAGACCATAGGCTAAGGATGCTGCGGTAGGTTCGTTGATAATACGCAGAACTTCCAAACCGGCAATAGTGCCAGCATCCTTGGTAGCTTGACGTTGAGAATCATTAAAATACGCAGGTACTGTGATAACCGCCTTCTTCACAGATTGTCCCAAATATGATTCGGCATCGGTTTTGATCTTTCCAAGAACAAATGCGCCAATCTGTTGAGGAGAATATTTCTTAGCTTCTCCGTTCTCTGTTACTTCGATCCAAGCATCTCCATTTGGACCTTCAACGACCTTGTATGGAAGATTCTTGATTTCTTCCTGCACTTCGTTGAACTTGCGACCAATAAGTCTCTTGGCCGAAAAAATTGTATTCTTTGGATTGGTCACCGCCTGTCTCTTAGCAGCTTGACCAACAAGTCTTTCCCCGCTTTTTGTAAAAGCAACAACCGAAGGGGTAGTACGAGCACCTTCCGAGTTGGTAATTACTGTAGCTTCACCCGCTTGCCATACAGCCACGCACGAATTCGTCGTGCCAAGGTCAATACCAATAACAATGTCATTTGATTTAGTCATAAATTTATAATATGTTTGGGGCTAAGAATAAACCTAGCCCCAAACATTGTCAACTATTTTATAGGAGCCTCAATGTTTTTGGCTTTTGTTCTTCAATCTTCAGTTTAGGAAGATCAACTTTTATTGTTCCGTTTGCGAAGTCGGCTTTGATTTTATTTTTGTCAATACCTTCTCCCACACTAAACGAGCGTGTGAAACTAGAACGCTTAATTTCTTTATACAGATATTTTCCTTTATTTGTATTTTCATGGTTTGTTCTTTTGCCTCCTTTGATTACTAGTGTATCGCCTTCAAGATCCACGGAAACTTCTTCCTTGTTCAATCCAGCAACATCCGCTTCAAGCACATACCTGTCATCATACTCAACAACATCTACTTTTGGATAGCTGTTCTTGGTATAAGACCCAGCGTAAGGTGTTAC